CTATTTTTTCAAATTCTCAATAAAGCTTTTGGAAGGCTTGAAAGCCGGAATGTCACAAGCCGGAATTATCACCGTAGTATTCTTTGAAATATTACGCGCGGTTTTCTCTGCCCTTCTTTTTACAATGAAACTTCCGAACCCCCTTAGATAAATGTTCTTGTCCTCCGCCAGCGAGTCTTTAACCGTTTCCATAAAAGCCTCTACTATTGAGAGTACGGCAGTTTTATCCACTCCTGTGCTCTTACTGATTTCATTTACAATATCTGCTTTTGTCATAATGGTATAATGTTTTTCATCTAAAATGGCTACAAAGATAGCTTTTTACTGAACAAAAAATATCTTTGTTTGTTTTATTATAGCATTCCCTTATATAATTTAATGCCTGTGTGAACATCCATTAACTTAATTGAATGTCTCCCCGACATCACGAAGTGGAATGTATAGTAGTTTTGTCGTGTTTTATTTTGTGTTTGTGTTGTGACGGTGCTGCGATGTGAATCGAGGTGCCGCCTTTGTTTTATATCAGGTAAGCCACGGATTCTTATACGGGTCATAACTTGTCTGGAAAGTGGCAAGCTGCCAATCCATTACCGGCTTCTTATCCTCTGCCAGTCTCCGAGGAATCTGTGGATTGAGGCGTAACTTTGAAGCGTCATTCAGCCATTTCATAGAATCCTCATAGTCTCGCAACCGGACAACACTCACGTTATTAGGAGCAATCAGTTTTGTAAGTTCATACACCGCTAACCTGAGCATGTGCTTTTTCAGGTTGTAGTTACGCGGATCATGTAACGACAGGTTCTTTCCGACTTCCGGAATATCCGAGTTCACATCGAGTTCCGGATAGAACACCTTACCTTCGTAAACCACATACTCGTGCCCGTTTAACTCATACTGATTATAGCTGGAATCGTAATCGGCTATCGCTCCCCAGTTCTCGCTCTTTAAGGGTGTGATATTATTGTCGAAGCTATCAAGGCCCATCAAGGTGTAGAACCCTCCTTCATAACGAACCACATCCCAAAGGTTATATTCTACCGGCTCCCAATCGAAATAGTGCGCTTCCAGCCAGCCATTAACCAAAGGTATTCTGATGTTATCGAATTTATACCCGTTATCCTGAAGACACATATACAGGATGTCGTTGTACTTCACAATATTCCCTTTGTAGTAGGTTCCGAACTGGGAGTAGTTGTTTATCATTTCCATATCCAAGTTCGTGTCCGGATGTTCTTCCCAGTACTCAACCAATGAAGGCACTTTATAACCGCTGATTGATTGGGTTACTTCATATATTCTATTCTCCAGATAGATATGTGCCCCGACCGGAAAAGTAATGCGCCTATCATATTCTGCAATATACTTTCCCCGGTTCAGTTCCTGCACTACTTCGTAATTCTCGCTCAAATACTCTATGATACTCATTTCAGCCGCTTCTTCCGCCTGGATAAAGCGTCCGGTATCGTTGCGGGTAATCTGGGAAAGAGCTTCCGGTGTGAGAAGGCTCAAGTAATCGGAATCATTAAGAAATCGTCTGTACATATTAATAGTTTTAGTAGTTAAATCCTTCTGAAATGGTAGCTGTAGAAAGGATACTGCCGCTATCGTCACCGCTCTTGAACTTATACCACGCATCTCTAAGATAATAGCAAAGCAAGTAATCAAGGCAATCTGACAAGTGACCGTACTTTTCGTACTTCACTCCAGTTTTAGAGTCCGTTACTTTAGGCTTTCCTTTGCTTCCGTCCTCGTTCTTTAGCTGATAGATTAGGTCCTGTGTAAGTTTCCGGCAACGCAGGTCAATCATTATTTCCCAACCGTTGTAACCTTTGAAAACTTCATTCACAAACTCACAACGTGGTGCCTGTGGTGGTTGCTTCTTCAGGAGCTTAATCTTAGGACGCAATATACCTTTGCCCAACGTCTCATTTATTATCGTATAGTTATTCACACCGTCCTCGTTGGTAGTTGAACGTTGGAGTCCGGCTGGGTCGCCTGTTATATCCAATCCGCCGATGTGCTTTTGACGGTACATCTTCTTTTTGATTTTCCGGGCAAGTGAAGGTGTGTTATTTTCTTTATCCTCTGCCTTTCCCAGTATCTCTTCGATAATATATACCTTCTTCTTGTCGTAGTCAATCTGAACTAACAGGGTAGACATATAAGGCGCGACATTGAAGTCCCATACTACGATCAGCGGCTTAGTCGGGTCATATACCTTTTCTTTCAGTCCGGTGATTAGGTGCTTGGTTCCGTCGAACTGATTGTAGAGTGCCATGTCATTCGCCTCTACGAAGTCCCAGTTACCATACAACAATCTTTCTTTCGTTGCCTGATCGCTGATTTTATTCAATGCAGCCTCGTAGGTTTGGCGGAAGGCGATGTCGGGGTTGTCGAATACACTGAAAGGCACATAAAATTCTCCTTCACGTGTAACTGTCTTGTCTCCGTTTTCGTCCTGTACGAATCGGGTTCTTACCCAGTTGGTTGTCGGATTGGTTGTAAGGAGCATTTTAGAAACTTTGAATGTCTCGTGTGTCTTCCATCGTAAACGAGAAAACAATACTTCAATTGCTTTCTGACTTACTTCGGAAACCTCATCACATGCTGCAATCGTTGCTTCCATTGAACCAAAACGCTCGAAATTTGGGTCTGAGGGTAAATCTGCTAAATCAAGCATCAGAATTACTGAATCATTCCAAAACCGAAGAGTTCCGGCTACGCTGTTAATATGATAGTTCACATCTTCAACGAGCCCCCAGCTCTTAATAATCATACGGATTGTATTCCATGTACTTTCCTTTAAAGATTTCAACGTCTTTCGCGCCACTATAGCACGCACATCCGGAAATCTAATACAACTACTTACAAGCCAAACACTTGCAAGAAAACTTTTGCCTCCACCGGCGGCCCCACCACCAAGAACCAACTGTGGAATGTTAGAATTACTACATTTAATGCAAAATGGTTTGTATTTAGGATTATGGTTTGTATCATACCCTATTAACTTTTGCTCAATGCCACCTCCACATAGCGGACATTCAGGTTGAAGTAGTTTCCAAAGTTCATACTGTTTAGGTGAAGGCTTGAAGTCAATGTGAAGGTTTTTAGGCGGGACCAACTTTTTACTTGCCATTGATTATTTCGATTGTGATGTGTTTTTCTTTGGATAGAATAGCGTTCAACTTGTCAGAGGTGACACGTGACTCGGTTACTTTGCCCTTGATGGTGTTATTACCAACAAGCACGCATCCGGCTGAATCTACTGCCGTTGTACCGCTATGAATGAGAATCCCGATAAAGTGAGGTACATTGTACAGAAGTGGTAGTTTCTTTTTGAATCGTGGACTGTGCCCCATTGTCACCTTGTAGGTTCCGGCTGGAATGCCAGTCTCCGCATAAATCTTCCCTTTACATTCACAGGATTGTCCTTTGGGAGTATAAGGGCAAGCTGCTGGAAGTTCTCTTACCTTGTCTTCAATGGTATTACAGAAGAACTTCCCGTTGATGAACAAATCTCCGACGGTGTATTTGTCACCGAGAAATTTACGTTTCAGTGTGAGTTTCATAGTTGGGGTAGTTTAGATTATATTTATATATTGATGAATAGATAGATTACCTTAAAGATGGTTATTATTAAAAGCTTTGGTAACTATATAGTTTGGTTAACCTAATGCCCCTAATTCTAATTAGGGGAAAATTATGTTGAGTAATATATATATGTTAATGATGAAAATTATAGTATATTTGTAGAAACGATAATCTAATATTTGTATAATGGAAAAATGTAAACTTTGTAAAGTCAATGATGCTAATAAAAAAGGGTCCCATATAGTACCTCATTTTTTATTAAAACGAATTGATAATGCGGAAGGAGAACATGGACGAGATCGTGAACTTGGTTTTGTGATAGAAGAAAATGATACTAAATCATATTTTGGACGTTCTTTGCAACCAGAAAAGTTAGAAGAAGTATTTGGAGAAGTTTCTGATGAAGAAATTAAGAAGAATGAAATTCCATCAGTGGTGGATAATATCTTTTGTTCCTCATGCGAAAAAAGACTTTCAATAATTGAAGCAGAATATGCTAAAACATTAAAGAACTTTTCCGATAGTGTATATAAGTCAGGTTGTTCGACTGCTGTAGGATTATTGTTCTGGATGAGTGTAGTATGGAGAATGTCTATTCATAAGCAATATGGTACACATTTAACATCTGGTGAAGAAGAAACTTGTAGAAGTATATTAAACAGATTCCTAACACACTCCATAGAATCTATTGACGAAGAGAGCATGAAGTCGCACAAATTATTAAAGAGAATATCTTATAAGCTTATGCGTGCGCCTAATTTCACTGATAATCATACAACTTTATTATTCTTTCATCCATTGTTTAGAAATCCTTATTCATTGTTGGTTGATGAGTACATTTTACTGTTCTCCTTAAAAGGAAATTATATTCAATTAAAAGATTTCTATGGAATAAAGGATGAACTTTCCCAGTCACCTATCAATAAAGTGGGGACAGAAGAAAAGATTCTTCCAATTGAAAAAGAAAAAATGGAAAAGGCTATTCTGCAAATAATAGATAAAGTGAAAGATATTAAGCTCTCACAAATAGTAAAGTTGCTTGATGAAATCCATGTAAGTTTAGGAGGAGAAGGCTCTATAATGCCCGGTTGGATAAAACAACAGATATTCGATGAAATAACTTCCGATGAGAAAAAAATTGGAAGAAAATATTCAAAAAATGATATCAGAGAGTCTATTATAAAAGTGTTATCACAATTTGTAAAACAATAAATACAAGGTATGATTACTAGAGGGTATATAATAGGAAAGATTATTGATGATTTGACATTGTTAAATATGCGTATTGATGCACGAAACAAACAGGGGCTACTTGACTTGACTAAATTTACAGAAGATTTTATTAAAGATGTTCTAAATATAGTATATAGCTTACACCTTGTGAACCTTAATTCGGAACGTTCAAACAACCCTGGCTTAGACTTAGGTGATACTCAGCAGCAAATTGCCTATCAAATTACAGCTACTAAATCTTCACAAAAGGTAAACGATACTCTTAGAACTATAACTGAGCCTCAATTAGAGCAATATACTAAGTTTAAAGTTTTTATTATGGGGGAAAAACAGACATCATACACTTTAGATGAAGAACTTGTGAATAAAACAGGATTTAAACGGGATACTGACATTGAGGATATAAACTCGCTATCGAGAGCTATTGTTGTATTAGACTCAGAATCTCTCGACTCATTATATATTCTATTCAATCGTGAATTCAGACAAGTAACAATAGAATTAGAAGAGCCAGACAGAGAGGGTAACTATGAGACATCTTTGTATAATCAACTTGAGAGAATACCAGATAAACATCCCCAAAATGCGAGTAAGCTTACTGAGTTTTATGGAGAACCAGTTATATTGGAGGATCTGCTTGAATTATATAGGCGCTTAGCTTCTGTACCACGTATTACACGAGAGTTTTTAGCAATTATTGCTGATAGAGGGGAGCGTACTGTAAATGGTTATCGTATTTTACCTCTTGCGTTGAGACATAGTCTCCATCTCAGTGAGAATGAGCTTTGGGGAGAAATTTGCATTTTGGAAGGTGCAAATCTTATTGATTGGGACGAAAATTTTGATAGTTATGATAATCAAATTAATTTTTTAATCCTAAAGGGAATTGAACTTAATGGATTAGTTGATTGGGCAAAAGAAAATAAATACAATCTGCGTACTCTATTCACAATATTAGATTTCACAATATTAGATAAGGGGTAAGCATATTTTAAACGATTGTATTTTTTCTATCAATAATTAAAGAATATGGAAACAAATAGTAACATTTTATTGGCTGATAATGAGTTTGCAACAAAGGGATCGTATAAGAATTCTTATTTCCACATATTTCTTGATGGTAATTTTAATGAGAATCTACGTTTGATGACTCAAGAGAGCTTTGGCTTTTTTGTCCATGAATATATTCATTATCTACAAAATATAACAACTATATTTGGTATGAAATATAGTACATATAGATATTCAACTATGTATAAAATGAAATCACAAATAATAAGTTCCCAGTTGATTTCTTTACCGATTAAGATTCGTCAAAGCCAGGATGAATATAATAAGGCTATTGATTTTCAAGAAGCATTAGGTACAAATAACAGCTATACTTGGATTGATGAGGAAAGCGTTTCAATACATATTCTTAAAGAAGATATAGAAAATAAAGAAAGAACAAAATGTGAAATACACTTTAAGATTCCAAGTGAAGAAAAAGAGCAAAGTGTTGTTTTTGGCGCTTGGCACATTAAGGAAGGGATGTCATTCATGTACCAACGTTTTTTTGACGAAGACGTTAACAGTGATGCTATACCATACAAATTAGTTGAAATTATAGCTAAGAAAAAATATCCTTCAATATATGAAGACAAAAAAAACTAATATGTATTTGCTATGCTTCATTATTTGATGATTTTCCTGCAATTGCATTTTTTACGCTAATGGAATTGGCTGAAAATAACCCGGAATTTACAGGACTGGATATTGTGGCAAGTGTTAATAACGAAGTATGGATTGATAAAAATGGAAATGAAAACACAAATAATAATTATATGGATGAAGTCGTCAATGAGTTTAAGAAAGAGCTATCAAAAAATTTAGTAGCTAACTTAGATGCTATAGATGAAATTTTGAATCGAGTACTTTTTTCTAAACAACATTTTCCTATATTGACTGCCATGTATGATAAGAATTTTCCAACTCGAACAATCTTTTTGGATATTGTAACTTATTATGGCTATACTTACATACAGGCAGCTAATGGGTATTTTTTCCCAACAACAGTCAAGGGGCAGAAGGATTTTGATGACATAGGTATAAAAAATAATCATTCGTCGGATGACGTATTGGAGTTAATTGCACAATCTGCAATAGAACAAACTTTATGTAGTAAAAGTCGGGAGTGTCCATTACAATATATGTGTATTGAGGAAGATTTGGTGGATGAATACTGCTATAAAAGCCCTTGGTTACATCAGCAATGTATTTATACAGTAGCGGCTGATTATTTAAATTTGAAACAGAAAATAAAAAGTTAAGAATCATTTTATGAATGACTTATATATCGACTCATTATAGTCCCAGTATTCCCCTAATGTCTTTTAGTAAGAATAAAAAAGAAGAGACTGGCTAACAAGCCTGCTTTTTAACGATTCACCCACACCACAGATACCTGTAACGTGGGTGATTTTGATTTTTCAAGACTTATTAGACAGCCTTTTTAATTATATTTTTTCATCTTTCGTCTCAACTCCCGCAATGTACTGCTATATGATTTTTTGATAATGTTGCCGTCATAAACGGACTTGACGTAATACTTATTGATATGCGTATTATAGTACGGAACGCTGTAACCGTTGAGCCACCTTGCATCGAATAGCTGGTGCTCGTAGCAATCTATTTCTGCCATTAAATAATGAATTTACTGATTTCTTCGATTTGTCGTCCCGCTTTGGCTTTCATATCTTCCAGTTCTTCGTTCTCGCTGGTCAGCTTCTGAACTTTAGCGTGATTCTTTTCAACTCTGGCAGTGATGCCCGCCTGAATGTTTTTCAACTTCTCTACTGTTGCTATGAATACCCGGTTTGTACCGTTGATTTGGGTTTGGAATGATTTTCTGAATAACATAGTAATTGAGTTTTTTATTGAAAATTGATAAGTGTCTAATAGTCAGGGACGCCTTGTTTTAGGGCGTCCCCAATACCTATGAGTTCTAATAGAAAGTAATGACTATATCTTACCTTCTCTTTTGAGTTGGTGGATAAATGCCCGTCCTTTTTCAGTCCATCTACTATTCACTATAGGATATGTATCTCCATTACGATTCTCCAACTGTCCAGGAACCAGCTTAGTAAAACCAAGATTCTCATATTTAGAATAAAGAAGCCATGTTCCACCTTGCCTGTATTGTATTCCTAGCTGATGCAAGCACTTGTTTAGTTTGCGTCCTCCCATTCCCAGACCTTTTGCTATTTTTGTTATTGAATAAGTGGTTCCATAATCCATTGCTTCATTGAAATACTCAACTTTCGGAGCCATCTCTTCCAACAATGCTTTGTTCTTCTCGTTTTCTGCTTCGGATTTTTCAAGTTGCTTTGTCAGCCTTTCCACTGAAGCTTGAAGAACCTGCTGCCCTCTTTCAGCAAGAGTTTCAGGGGTGTCTCCTTTTTTAATAACAAGGTATCCTCCGTTCTTCAAAGTGTTAGGTATAAGATCATCGAATACCCAACTTTCAAACTTAACAGCTTCCGGCAGTTTACTACGAGCAATCAATCTGTAAACATTTCCGGTGTCGATGAATTTCATTTGTACGGTTTGAAATACTGGAGTACCATCTGCTTTTTTTCCTGTAAGTACCCCTACGCCGCAAATCGTGGCGTGGGTTGATTTACAGTGTTTTACTATTGCATCTCGTGCTTTTGAGTATCCAAGTGCTTTTGCTACATCACTTGCGGCAAATAGAATATTGCCATCCTTTTCAATGGTACGAACCTGTCCAAAGTCAGGATTGTTGAAAATTTGTAGTTGTTCCATAAGATTATTTCTTTAGGTTAATTAGTTTCGTATACTTAATTTCGACATACGGATTGTCGCTTGAGATTGTCTGGTGTATTGCTTTTACTTTCCATCGCCACCAGAGAAAGCGGTGTTTGTATTCTACCCAAAATGCTTGATGCAGATGCACTGGTAAGTGGATGTTTCCTTTCAGATGATTGTCTTCAATGATACCGTTCAGTTTAAGGTATGGCGTATCCATCTTCACCGCCTTTACAATAATTGTCGTAGTATCTCTGACGACTGTCGTATCTTTCACTGTAGCATCCACCGGAGCATTGACCTCCACATCGTGCCTTCCGGCAGCTTCCAGGTCTTTGATACGTACTCCCATCTTCTTAATGGTTGCTGCATCTTCCGCCCGGTACTTTTCATATTCATCCAGTGATAGGTTGAGAACCTGAATAGTGGATGCCATCATCGTTGAGTCAATCCGGACATGCTCTACATCCGCAAGTAGCGCATGTGTATTGCTACGGTAGGTATTCCTTTCTTCTTTCATCCTGTTGCCCCAGTTATATAAGGTGTAAGTTGTTACCCCAAGTCCCAAGGCAATCAGGAGAAGAATTTTATTCAGGTTAATCTTCGTCATCATCAATGGAGTCCTGTGGAATAAACCAATCTACTTCATCCAGGTAGGATTCAGTCAGTTCTACCATATAGCCTTTATTCAGGCGTCCGATAGATGTGAGGTCTTGTCTGATTGTAGCCTCTCTGCCTGCCAGATCGTTCAGTCTCATTAGTGAAAGCTCGTCTGAGGGCTTAATTACTACGATGTCGTTTTCTTTAATCATATCAATAGTTCTTGTTTTTATAAGCACAGAGATATTATCCCTGCGCTTAATTTTTAATTAGTTACGATTCTTCTCTATTGCTTTCACTCTTTTCTCCAGTAAACCATGCTTTGTGAGTAATACCGTCCACTCTATATATTGTATAGAGTGCCTTTTCATCGTCATCAACGGATTGCAGCATTTGGGATACATGAGCCAGTGAGATAGTACTCTCTCCCCAGTCTATCGTCATTAGGGTTTTGCGCATCTTTGCGCAAAATCTGATAATCAGCACCTTGTATGAATTTTAAATTCTCCGACATTAATGTCCTTTTGGTTAATTGCGTCATATTATTCGAAATTTGATTTTAGTAATTCATATTCTTCTTTCCGTCTTCGTTCCAAAGACCGGACAACCTTGCCTTTGTACATCCTGAAAGACAGATACTCTTCTTTGATATTCCTGTCACCCGCTTCCAGCTTCCGAACCAGTTTACTGCGAAGAACCTTACTCTCTCCGACATTAAAGGCAAGCACTCCAAGTAAAAGGGAGTCAGCCCCAAGGTGCCGGAATACAGCACATTTCTTTTTCAGGTCACTGCGCAGAAGCGAATCTGCGAAACTCTCCGATATATCAGAGTTAAAGGTGTCAGTCGGTAATAACCGGTGTCCATAGCCCACATAAGGCTGGTCGCGTGCATGGTGCCAACCTTCGTACTTTTTAATCAATTGCACGGCATCTTCAAATAAGTCTGTCGAGTGGACGTGCAGGGAGAAAAAGAGCAAGGCTGCTATAAACCATATCCTCATCTCATACTTTTTAGTAGTTCCTTAATATCCGTGCGCATTTCTCTCAGGTCAGAGCGCATGGATGTAAACTGTGTCATCGTGGCTTCAAATACTGCCTTGTCAAGCTTGATAGCGTCGATTTTCTGGTACTGGTCTTCAATCTTGATTTCCAGCGACGAGCACCTGAGTGTCAATTCATTAATCCTTTGAATGTTGGTTACGTGCTGCACGTACATTGTCACTGCGAATGAGAGCACGATAGTCAGCGTCTTGAAGTTGTTAAGTACAAATTCTCTTAGTTGTGTCATCAGTTTAGGTTAGGTTGAGTTATTGAATAAAATAGCAAATGCGTCTGTGATGGCCCGGATAAGCCTTTCCGCTCCTTCTGAATCCCGCAAGCCATAGATGACAAGCCCGATCAGCAGAATCAGATAGACCGTCCATTGTACTTTTCTACGGTCAAGTTTCATCTTCCTCCTTTGTTATTTGTACCGGTACCGGAACGATGACATTGAAGGTCACTCCGCTGCTCGCTTCATTCTTACCTTTTGAATCTGTGGAATGCCTGATCGGAAAAATGTCCATCAGCGTCCTTGCCGCATTGACTGATACCGCCCGTAAAGGAGCCGGTGAGAGTTTGATTCCGAACTTGTCCGTATACGAAGCGTCTGCCGTTTCTTCCATCACCGCTTTCAGTGTCTCGGTAATCTGGAGCTTCATGGCAATCGTCTCTGTTTCATTGTCCACTTCCTGCACCAGCTCCTTGATGCGTGCCATTACCTGCGGGCGGGCAAACACCTTGTATGCTGCTGCGTACGCTTTGGGCGATTCATCCTTGAAGACTTCCCGGTAACAGGGAGTGCGCTTTCCGGCGAACTTCATGCCTCCGTTTATGAAAAGCTGGCAAAGCTGTTCTTCCTGTGCAGTCAGTGGTAGTTTTTTAGTTTCTTTTTCCATTATGTTTCGAGTAAGAAGTCCGGCGCATAAGTCCGGACTTCGGTGCTTTATCAAGGTATAGGGTTATGGCGTTGCTTTAGGTTGAAAGATTGCAGATTTTTTTTGAATTAATTCTTCTATGAGTGTTTCATAAAAGACATTTGCCAAGGCATCTGCACAGCTTTCCGCATCCGAAAGAGAATTTATCAGCCTCATATTGAATGAGATAGACAAGTCGTACCCCGATATGGTCGCCATCAGTTCGTTACCGTCATAATTCAGCACGCCATACAACATTTTTTCCGACGGCTTGAATGAAACCGTCTTTTCTTCCTCTTCCATCGCTTAGATTTTAAAGTGTAACCGTGTTTTTTCCGCTCTCTGAAGATTCGCCCCGGTGCCGTTGTCATTCCTTAGCCGGTTGGAGCAAACAATAGCTACATTCAATGTCGCAGTGACATCCGCGCCCGCGTCATGGGCGTCATCCAGTTCGATGCCCAATCGCTCTGCAATCAGTTCAAGCTTGTAGGATGCCATTGTCGGGTCGTTCGCAAAGGCAAGCCGTCCCAAATCAATGGTATCAATGTATTTAGGCTGAAAGTTCCCGTAGAAATCATAGCTCCCGGCAAAGACCTTCTCAAACTCCTTCATCAGTCCGGCATAGCACATGAGTTGCTGAACGAAGCCGATATCGAAGGTGATGTTCTGCCCGATAAGTACAGGCTTGGTCTGTCTGCCATTAGTAAGGGTCGCCTTCTTTCCGAAGTCTATGACGTCACGGGCAATCTCTTTCAAGTCTACACCCTGATTATATAAGGTGTCCATGGTGATTCCTGAATAAGTCAGTGCTTCTGTTTGGTATTCCATCAGCTTGAGCTCTTCCTGTTCCAGCTCCTGCTTGGTTCGGAGAACCTTACGTTTAGGTGTCCCGCCGATGTCCTGCTTCGGATACGGCTTGAAATATTTCACATAGCTGTCGAATATCTCCCACGTGTCGAAACGTACTGCCTGCATAGCCAACTGGGTACAGGCATGTTTCACACAATCCAGCCCGGACGTCTCGAAGTCCAGTCCGACGCCGGTATATATCTTAGGTTCATTTTTGGGTGCTGCCATCTTCTTGGTTTATTTGATTTTCTGATGATTGGTTAAGTGTGAATAATCGGGAAGTCTTGTAGGTATTCAGGCTGTTGCCTCCGCTGTAGTCATTGTACTTGACGATTGCCGATACGATGACAATCTTACCTTTGATATCCCGGAGTTCCGCCCTGTTCTCCGTGTAGAAGTCATTCCAGCATACGAGCTTTATCAGGTCGTTGTTTTGCTGGAGATGCAGTTTGCAGAGGTGCTTCCTTTCTCCCGTCTTCTTGTCCTTGTAGGAGATTTCTTCCATTTCCGTGACGGTGGCGCAAAGGGCGACCTTCTTTCCTTCGCTTCCGGACAGGAGCGCGTTATGTACGGTAGAATAGGATGCCCGCCCTTTGAACTGGTGGCGGCAATAGGAGTTATCATATATCCGCTTGTAGTCAATCCGCCCGATGCCACAGACCTCTATCTGCTGCATACTCCAGAAGTAGTGCTGGTTAATCAGGTGGTCGGGATAGTCACCGGTGGGAATCTTGAATCCCAGTTCCGTAGCCGCCTTATCCAGTATCGAATACCTTTCCACAACGGCACTGATGTTACTTACCTTATCAAAACAACCGGCGAGAATCAGGTTCTTTACGTGACGGGCATTGACGGGAACCCTGACGGCCTCCTGCTCATTATCCGCATCATCCCAGTATTCGTACTTTTTCAGCTTGTATTTGAATATACGGTGTATAAAGTTCTCGATTGATTTAAACGGACCGCCTTTGGCGCGCTCGTCAATGATGTATTGCACCGCTTTGGTTCCCAGCATTTTTATCTTACCCAGCGACCAGAAGATTTCATTCGTCCGGTAATCCGTGAAGAATTTTTCGGCTGAGGTGTTAATATCGGGCGGCACCACCTTGGCAGAACTGCATTCTTCCATTTCCGACATGATAAGCGGGAGCTCCTTGTCATCCGCCCATTGCAGGGCGACGGTGTAGAAGGCGGTCGGGTAGTTGGCTTTCAGCCAGGCACCTACATACGATGTGATGGCATAAGCCGTTGCGTGGGCAAAGTTGAATAAATATTTACAACTAACTTCTATCATATCCCAAATCTCCTTCGCATCTTCCCCGGGGCATCCGTTCTTTGCAGCTCCTTCCATGAATTTATTTTTCATGGCGTGTATCTCGTCCGCCTTCTTCTTTGAGATATATTTTACCAGTTTGATACCCTCTCCAAGGCTGAAACCGCCTACCTCCCGTGCCATTTGGACAAGCTGTTCCTGCCCGACCATTATGCCGTAAGTCGAGTGCAGCGCATTATAAGTCCCCCACAGATATACGGGAGCCACTTCACCTCTCTTGCAGTCCAGGTACTTTTGCGCCGAACCCGACTCCAATGTGGCGGGACGATACAAGGCATTGGCGGCAATCAAATCGTTGATGCAGTCCGGTTGCATATCTATCAGGAACTTGGTCATTCCTGCGGAGCTGAACTGGAAAACGTTCTGGGTGTACCCTTTGGCGAGTATCCGGTAGGTTTTCTCGTCATCCAGTCCACTACGTACAAGCCCTTCAAAAGAGATGCCTGCATTATAGACACGGTTACTTTCATCTATGACCGACTGTATTTTAGCAAGTTCCTTGATGCCCAGGCAGTCATTCTTCAATAGTCCTGTTTCGTCAATAGAGTATCCGTCCAGCTCCGATACCAGAATATCGTCCACCTTCTTGATAGGCGTATAATCGAAGCACTCCATCTCTTCACCGTCTTTCGATTCAGGAGTGACAATGATCGCCGACGCATGGACGGAAGCCGAACGCGGTTGCCCCATCAGTCCCCGTATATCCTCTATCACCTGCGGGTAATCCTGCACGAACTTGTTCACTTTCTTATTGGTTGCCGCTAACTTGAACAGGTCCGTCCAACTCATGTTGTCATCCTCGAAAATGGCGGTAATGTAATTCACATAACTGACAGGGACTTTATATACCCTGCATACGTCTTTTATTGCAGCTTTCAGTTTCATCGTTGAAAAAGTTCCGGCGGAGAAAACGCGCTGTTTTCCTGCCATGTTATAACGGCGCTCTAAATATTCCTTTACTTCCTGGCGCCTGTTTGAAGCAAAGTCAGTATCAATGTCCGACCTTACGGCAGGGACCCGCCGGGTCCCTGCACATATCCTTTCCCAACAAAACAGTCGATTACCTGAACCGCTGTTTCTGATTCTAATTGATTGATAGATTCGATTTTCATAGTTGCTGATTATTGAATGTCCGGTACATTGTTACTCATGGGTTTTGCTTGTGATTCCTTGCGGTCCGTCCCGCATCCGGCACTTTCCCTTACCTGTTGCAGCTTGTGGAGCTGGTTCAGCATCATGGTGACGGTTTCGGGGTTTGCCAGCATTTCTTTAAGTTTCTGTGGCGTGAAAGAGACTCCATGTTTGTGCATGGATTTGAGTTCCGCCTTGACTGCCTTTTTCAACTGTTTGGCTATCGGCTTTCTGCTCTGCATCAGCAATTCATACAAGCCGCTCTCCGTCAGCATCCAAACATTACGATTCTGACCGGATACGAATAATGTTCGTATTAGCTTTTCATCCTCATCCACACATTGCAGCATATCTGACACCCTGTAAGCGCCTTTGCCGTTCTTTGAATAATCTATCCACTGCGCCACATCTTTCGCCAGGAACAACGGATTTTCAAAGCTCCCGTACACATTTACCATTCTGCCGAGAACCTCTTGTTTCTCTACGATCTGAATTTCTGTATTCATAGTATTATTAATTAATGGTCCACAATAAGTCCCTGTTATCAAAGATGATGTCATCGCCCAGCTTCAACTCGTCGGCATAGACCATCATGCTGCGTCCTTCCCGCATCACCCGGAACTTGGCGTCCTTGTCAAAGACATACTCTTTGCCATTGGCTAAGGTGACATGCACGATCTTTGTGGATTCCAGCCCGCCAACAATGATCGTCACCTCATCCGGATAAAGCCCCGCACGTTCGGGCAGCAGGAAACGCTCGAAAATCAAATCGTACTTAATCGGGTCAATGAGTGTGATACCCAGCAGGTAGAGTACCAGTGAACCGCCCGCCGAGCCACGGCCGCAGCCCACAAGAATACCGTTCTCCCGTGCCCAGTTCACCGTATCATACTGATTCAGGATATAATCCACATTATTGGTGGATTCAAGGATATACACTTCGTAGTCCAGCCGTTTGCGATACTCATCTTCCTGTCCGGCGGGAACCAGCTTCCTGAATCCTTCCTCCAGCAACTCAAGAAACATCCGGTGTCTGTTACCGTACCTCTGTTTTTCCTTGTCAGTCATATCATACTGCGGCATGAAGTTCCTGTCCGTCTCATAACGGGCAACCACCCCCTCGGCAATTCCTACCGTATGGGCGCACATCCCCCTGAACAGGCTGTCCAGTTCCCACTTATCTCCGTCAAAGAGAGAAGTAAACAGTGCGTAGTGTTCGTCTATATCCTTGAAATACTGGTCGTCACTTTGCCGGTGGGCCGCCCCGGTAGCTATCTTATTGAGGATAATCTTGTTGCGTGCATCGTCCTTGTCCAGATAATACGTGTCACAAAGCAGAATGGGCTCGATCTGAAATGAGCCGGTCTGTACGTCATAGAAATTATCAAAAAAGAACTTGGTAGCTTTCAGGACTTCCACGTCGATACGTTCAGCCTTGTATTCGCTCAAATCCACCTGATAAAACACTTTTTCAAATGCAATCCCCATCGCTCCCAGGATATGCGGGCTCTTCTTCATCCAGTAGGAAGCAAGTTTTCCCAGTACCAATACATTACCTTCCCCGTGCGTGAGCAGTCCCTGAAGCGATAGTGTCCGGCTATCCGAATCCACCATGATTTCCTTCTGTATTCTGAGTAGGTTCCTCATTCCCCGCTGTGTCTGCGCATAAACTTTCATCTCCACCTTTTCCCCATCGTATTCCATTTCCAGCGTATATCCGAATACATGCTTCATTTCCTGTGCCGCACATTCCTTCTGTAGATTGAGCGTGGCCGCCATTGTATTTTTGTCGCAGATACCCAGTGCCGTATGCCCCAGATACTTTGCCTTCCGTACCCAGTCGGCAATGCTTCCGCTGCCGTTGAGCAACTCAAAAGGTGTATGCACGCCCAGGTTCACGAAAGGTACCTGCATTTTACAAGGCTGCCGTACCCCCGCATACTTGAGGATATTAAACCGGAACCCTTCGGTCAGGTTATAATAATACCAGTTGTCCCCGAACGGGAACGCCACATGGAATATCCCCTCGGCAACCAGTACCTCCGGGCTCTCCATCAGGTTGAACCGGATGTCTTCACCGGTCACCCGGAACACCGATCTCACCTCCGTCAGGTCAGCTACATAGAGCTTTCCCAACCCTTCCATCTCCACTACTTCATTGTCTATCTGTCGATACTTGATTTTGTTGGCTTCCAGCCATTTGATTAGTTCTTTCATTTTAATTCCTGAACTTTTAAAAGTCGGTACTCGGCGGGAGTCCTCAACCGGTAAGAGAATATGCCGTATATCTCTTCAATCCCGAGGTCTTCCCAATCTTTTCCTGCATCCGGTATGTCGGCAATAAATACCCGGAAGTAAGCGTTCAATTCACCGGCTGTCTTCTTTATGGCTTCAACAGCGTCTCCATCGTATCCAAGTATTACGGTCTTAACTCCTTTGCATTGCAGCTTGTAAATCTGCGTGCGGGATATCTTCTTTCCGAAGGTGGCGACCGCGGCCACATGCTCATTGTCATAGATTTCCAGTTTTCTTGTTAATGCTATCACGTCGAATATCCCCTCCGTGATAATTACCGTATCCGTAACGCCTTCAATTACCGCATCATAGTTGTATAATAGCTTTACAAAGTCGTTCTCCGTCGAGTTCCTGAAGCGCAGTATCCGGTATCCGCCCTTGCGCCTTACCCGGCTGTTATGCCTGTCTATCTCGTCCTTGTTCCAGGTGTGGCGTGAGACGTATCCCACCACGTCGCCCTCGTCAATAATGGGAAAGACGACATAATCATCGTAGCGGAAATTCAGCCCCCTTGTCGTTCCCACCGGAAAATACTCGTAGTCATCGAAGGTGAATCCACGGGATTTCAGGTAAGGGTGGGCAAAGCATCTCCGGTAAAAGTCCGGCAGTTCCACCACACCCAGCGCGTCGTCTATCTCTTCACCTTCTTCCAGCGGGAACAGCAGGTTCGTATCCAGCCGGGCGTCAATGTCAGCCGTTGGAGCCACCATCAAATCCGGCCTGCCTATAAAGTCCAGCAATGCCTCCAGCGTGTAGGTCGAGCATCCGCAACTGAAACAGTGCGACATGAACGGCTTCTTCCGCTGTGTCTCTTTCCCTACATAGACGCCATACTTTCCTTCTTTCCCGCAACGGGGACACCGGGCAATCAGGTTCTTTCCCGCACCGTCCGCCTTTGCATCCAGTTCTTTGGTAATCTCCCGGATGAGAAACTCCCTATCGTTTGAGGACAGTACCATATTCGTTTTACCTTTTCAAGTTCATACTCCGCCGCGCGTCATAGAATACCTCGTTGTCATAGTCAGTGGCTATCTTCACCGTTTCCCCCTTCTTGAAGAACCGGGCTTTGGCGACATGCAGGCGCATCACGTTCTCTTTTCTTTCCGCCGAGGACTGGTTCATGGAGATCAGATGCGTACAGGGGCGTGCGAGTCCTTTACTTTCCGAGCAATTATACTCTGTGAGCACGTTTTTCTCGTCATTCAGCCAGTCCCTGTTCTCAATCGTCGCCTGGTACGTTACTACCATCCAGACCTTTTCGTCCGCCGCCAGGTCCTTGAGGTCGTTTGCCACGGCGATGCGTTTGCTCCGTTCGTGGTCTTCGCCCCAGTTTCTCCGGCTGGCATCCGTCAGCAAGTCCATCGAGTCAATAATCACAATGTCCGGTGAGCGGGCATTGAGCTTCCTGTATTCGGCTATCCCGTTCTTGATATCCAGCGTGGAGATTCTACTATTGAACCGTGGGAAGGAACGGACGGTGATGCTGCCCTTATAAGCCGCCACCTGCTGCTCGAAGTGTTTCATCTCCGTATCCGATATCCTGCCGCGTTCATAGTAGAAAGCGTTCTTGCTGATAAGCCCTCCCGAGTACGCGTCCAGCGCCTCTTCCTCGCTGCCTTCCAGTTGGAAGTGAAGCACATGCAAGCCGTCGTCAATGTTGGCACGGATACCTATATGCTTGGCAAGATGCGACTTGCCCACGCCGGTGCTGGCAAGGAAGCAGGTCAGTTGCCCCCGCAGGTTCCTGCCGCTGTTCATCACATCCAGATCCGGAATATAGAAACGGGTAACGGGAGCCAGCGGGGAGTTCCGGTTGTCAATGTCCTTCTGCCGGTTCTGGTAGAAACGCTGTGTAAATGTCTCCGCCACGTTCACAAAGGCGGTGGCCTTGAGAGTAAAACCCGACAACCACTCCGCGTACTCTTTCAGCTTTCCCTCTGCCTCCGGCTGCCTGTTCAGGTTGTACAGCTTGCCTACTTCCGAGTAGGTCATCTGCAAGCGTACCCCCTTGATATAGGCTTCCAGCATATCCAGCAGCACTTCCGAGTTCTTCTCACCCTCGCTTTCCTGAAAGGTATTCACCAGTTCCATCGTATCGTAGTCGCCGTTGAATAATTGGCTGAGCACCGCATACGATGGCGGTTCCTTATAGTTCCGGTAATGGGTGGAAATGGCCAGGAGTATTTTCTGGAACGCCCTGTCCGGCAGGTATTCCTTTTTCACGTGCCTTGCCACCACCCCGCAGATCATCTCTGAGTGCAGGGCGGTGGCGAACAGCTCGTAAAGGAACTCCACGGACATCGGGTTCATTCCGTCCTTTATCATTTCAGGGACGCTTTAAATTCTTCCACACGGATACGGTAGAGTTCCGGGTAGGCGGTACGGGTTCTTTGCTCGCAGGCGGCGGCTTTCGGGCAGTCGGTGCAGACGGGGGAAAAGGGAGTCCACAAAAGCGTGGAAGCGCCGCAGATGTAATATCCTAACGCCGTCCCCACCAGCCTTTTCTTCGTCCGGTCCTCATACCGGGGATAGATGAACTTTGCCTGCGGGTGGAAGGTGCGGTCACGGATGAGCTCGCACAGCAACTCCCGGCTCAACTCATTCCCGCATAACCACTTGTCCTCGTAATAGCGTACTTCCCGCTTGGATTCGGCGTAACGCCTGAGCGCCTTCTTCCCGAAGGAATGGGTCACCCTCCAGCGGTTCTTATATTCCTCCCCGAAGTTGGAAAGGGCATACACCTGGCAGACGCAGAAGTCTACCATGCGCTCCGCGTCCGGCTGCCCGGAGCTTTCCAGGGAGCGGAGGCAGGAAGCCACAGCCCGCCGGGAAGCGGCGCCTCCCGGAAAAGCAAAGCCGGGATACACCCGGTTCATCAGGAAGGCGAACACCTTCATCATCTCTTTAGTTTTCTTTTCGTTTTCCATCTCTTGTAAGCCTTTCTCTAAGTTTCTTCTTTGCCAGGAAAATCCTGCTTTTGGTCGTTTCAACACTCCTTGTCCTGAGACATCCCCTCCGGTAGAGTATGTCCGTTATCTCTTCCAGCTTGTATCCTTCCACTTGCAATAGGAGCGCCTCGCTGTACAGGGGGCCGATTTCTTCCAGGGCTCCCAGCACTTCATCGCCGAGCATGTCCCGGTAGTTTTCGAGTGTTATGCTTTCCGTACAGGGTGTATCGGGAAACTGTTCCATCCTCATCGCCCCCACGTCCCCTTCGCGGGTGAACCGGTTGTTCTTCCGTTCCAGGTCCGCCAGCATCCTGACGGTGATCGCGTAAAGCCACGTCTTTATTTCCCGCCGGGGGTCATAAGAGCTGACATATTTGTAGAAATTTATCAGCACTTCGTTGTAGTTGTCGTCGATATTCTCCTTGTCACGGGTCTGCCTGATACAGATGTGGTAGATCAGGTTCCGGTACGGGTAAACGTATTTATGGAACAGGGCCGTGCGGGTGCGTACGGACTCTTCATCCGTCAGGTAAGGCGAGCTATTTGCCTTCCCCATCGTGACAGCCGCTAAGTTTCAGAATATAATCTGTAGCTGTCAATTCATTGAAATAAAGGTTGTTCTGCATAGATGTCCAAGGTTTAGTTGATACGGTATTTGCTGATGTAATAGTAGTATAGCCAGGCGGCGTCCGCCTCGTTGTCATCCAGCGGCTGCCGGCCAAAACGCTGCACGTAAGCCTGCACCATCTCCTGTTTCCCGGCATTCCCGTTGCCCGTGGCGAACTTCTTGAGCGCCTTCGGGTTGATGAACTCCGGTTCGGGCAGGTTCAGCTCGTCACAGACGCAGAGCAATACGCCCCGGAACTCCGATAGCTTGCGCATGTCGAAGAAGTGCTTGTTTACCGACACGTCCTCGGTCACAATCCGGCGGATGCCGTATCCCACAATAAAGTCCGTCAGCGTGTTCTTCAGTGCGAGGTGTTGCTTGTTGTCGTTTCGGTGCTTGCCTTCGGTGAAGTTCCACGTGCCAGATTCATGCACGCTGTAATAGCCGCAAAGGGTAGCCATGTCGAGAGCCAGTATATGCTCCTGCCTGAGTTCTTCGGCTTTTGGTTTTTCTTTTTTCATAGTGGTTATTGGTTTGGGTGATTGATATAGGATTTACCATCCTGTTTGTTGATAATGAGCTTGTAAGGGTAGCTTTCGCTGATGTTCCCATGCGATACGACCAGTGCGGTGATGCCGGACTTGTTCAGGGCTCCGAACATGCTTGCCAGCCCGTCCTCATCCACCGGAGAGAGAATTTCATCCAGTACGATCAGGCCCAGCCCTTTGTCCCCCTCGCAGTTCCCGTTCACCAGTTTCTGCATGGCAAGGATTGTGGCAAGGTTCACCCGGCACTTTTCCCCCTCGGAGAACTTGTCGAAAGAGCCGCAATCCATGCCGGAGCGCAACAGGCTGACCGATATTTTCTCGCGTATCTTTCCCGATTTCAGGGTGGTAAAGCCGGAGAGTTGCAGGCGGATGTCGCTGCCGATACTCTCCAGAAACTCGTTCGTAACTTGTGCCAGCGCCGCGATCTTGGTATTGGCAAGGTAGGACTTGAACTGTGCAAAGACTTCCGCCTGACACATCAGTTCCCCGGACTGTTTCTCCAGCTTTTCCAATACGGCAACCGCTTCCGAGGACTGGTTACGGTACTCTTTGAGCGAGGCTTTCAGGGAGACGAGAATATCGCCGTGGGATGATTCCTTCAATTCCTTCATCGTATTTTCGAGCACCAGAATGGCACTTTGGGCCGCTTTGATGTCCTCCCCGCAGCTACCGATATTCCGCCTGATGCTTTTATAGGCATCGTCCAGAAGTGAGAACGCCTCGTCAAAAAGCTTGCGGCGGATGCCATCCAGTTCCGTTTGCAGGGAACTTATCAGGCGAATGACCCGTTCCTTGCCCTGACCGGCTTCTTCCTGCAACCCGATGGCGGTCCGTCCCGACTTTTCCGCTTGCTGAAGTTTTTCCTCCCAGGAGGCGTTTTGTCCGGTAAGGGCACGTTTGCTTGTACGGATTTCCTTCTCCGATTCTTCAATGCTTTCCGATTGTTTGCGGCAATCCGCCAGCAGGTTGTCCAGTTTTCCCTTTTCCGTCTCGTTGTCTTCCACCTGTTTACGGGCAGCCTGTACATTGAAGTTTTCATCTGATAAAATGAATGGGTGGCGGCAGGCCGGGCAAACGATTGTCCCCGCCAGCTTGTTCTTCAGGTTTTCGATGGCGGATATAAGAGCAGCCCTTTGCCCGCCCAGTTCAGTGATACGGTCGGTAAGAGCTGTTATATCCTTATCCATGCGCTCCAGTTCTGCATCGTATCCGTCCGATTTTACTTTAAAGTTTTCAAAGAAGACACGGTATTCTTCGAATAGGGAGCTGCGCATCCGTGTTACCTCTTGCAGTTTCTTTTCCGCTTCCTCCAAAGCCTTGTCCCAAACGGAAAGCTCCCCGTTCAGTTTTTCAATCCTGCCTTTCTTGTCCGTGATTATCCCGTTCCAGTCCGATAATGAACCGCATTGCAGGGGAGAGAGCAGGGCGGTGACTTCTTTCAGGCACTCCCCGATGGAGGATTCACCGTTTTCCAGTTCCTGCATCTGTTTATCCGCTTTTTCAATCCCCTGATAGGAAGCTTTCAGGATTTCCATCTCTTCGTTGCAGTCCCGTATCAGGGAACGCTTCTCGGCGATGCTCTTTTCCATATCCGCCAGCCTTTGGGCTTTCGTACGTGCTTTTTCCTGGGCCGAATCCTCTTCTTTGAGAATCTGTTCAGCCAGCATCTCAATGCGCCCGTCCAGCCCGGCAACTTCCAGTTCCGCCTTGCGCAACGCTTCATCCACCGGCTTCTTGTCTTCCAGTACCTTCTCCATGGCTATATCCACAAGGTTGGCATTGGAAAAGCGGTTGATGATTTCCTTCTTGTCCTTGTCGGAAGAAGAAAGGAAGTCCTGGTATTTATGTCTGGAAAGGAGGAAGTTGTTGTAGAGTTCATCTTTGGTAATGCCCAACTTCTCAAGGATATACTTGTTATAGGCATCTATACCGGGGCATATCGCTTCATCGGTTGTCACAGCCTTGCCTTCACGTTCAATCAGGCACTCTACCGTGGAACCGCCTTTACGCAGGATGCGTCGCAAAATGGTAAAGACCTCATCCGAAGTGTCATTGAAGAACTCCAGTTGAATGCTGCACTCATCTGCGGCATCATTGATAATTTCCTCATTCTTGACCTTGCGCAACGGGCTGCCCGTGATGCCGGTAGCGATGCACTCTATCAATGCGGACTTGCCCGAACCGTTGGAACCCTGGCTGTCATTGTCGAGATTGTTGCCGAAGACTAATGTAGTAACGCCCTGATTCAGTACGTAATGCAGTTTGCTGAACGAGCAGATATTCTCTGCGGTGATCTTATTTAGTTTCCACATGACGCGTCCGGTTTAAGGTAAGACAATCCCAGGCAATCACTGATTCCTTTCTCCGTACAGAATTGGCGGTAGTTATCGCGTATCTTTCCGCCGTCAAACTTCTCCAGTACTCCCGCATCGGCAGACCGGACGGCTTGCAGTTCCGCGACAACGACTTCCACCTTGCCCGCTCCGGCTTCCAGTAATTTATCCTTGTCAATGGCGGCTGCACCGGCGAGGGACGAGTGGACACGTACCTTTACCTTGTACCTGCCGTCTTCCCTGAGTTCCTCCAGATGGTCGGTCAGGTGAATGTCCACCTTGTCATCCGGGACATCGAGCACCATATAGCGCCTGTTGGCACGGTTCTTTATAAATTCGGTCGCACCGTCGGCATAAAGGACGGTGTAGCCTTTTTCCTCGTCTTCACCGAAGTTATGCTGGCGTGCCGAGCCGATGTACTCGATATTGGGAGCCACGGTGCAACGGTTGTGGTAATGGCCTGCAAACACCTTGTCGAAGTCACCGAAGATATTTGCCGGCAGTTCATTTTCGGCGGGACGGGAAAGTGCGCCATTGACGCCTTCATGGATATAGAGGTAGTTAAGCTTGCCGGTGCTTACCTCATTTAGAATGACTTCATCCAGCTTCTCCACAAAGCTTCCGTCTTCCGGAAAGTACGGTATGACATGGAGCATGAAACTCCACTCCGGGTTGGAAAGGGTGTGGTATTCGTCAATCACCAGCACATTGTCGTGTTGGTCGAAAACATGGCAGTAGCCGCGTACGGCTTCCCGGTTCACTAAATCATGGTTGCCATTGGCAAGAATGACATCTATGTTCAGCTTTGCAGCAGCCAGCAAGGCATCATGTACAGCCAGCAGCACATCCAGCGTCTGTGCCGAGCGTGAGAAGAACAAGTCTCCGCCCAGTACAATGGTATGGATGTCCAGACGCTTGCAGTGTGAGAGCGCTTCGTTCCAGTTCAGGGAAAAATCGGGGATGTTGTCTTTGGATATATGTATGTCGTTGAGCAACAACATACAGGGTTGATGTTGATTCATAAGGGTATAAGTTAGGAAGGGAAAGGCATTTGCCTCTCCCTTACAGATGGAAAAATTATCGATTATCTCCTGCGTCTGGGCGTAGTTTCTTCAGACGCTGCCGCTACGGGTGCGGCGGATTCTTCTACCGGAGTTTCCTGTGTCCCGGTTTCTGCCGGTTCCGGTTCTTCCCCCGGTCCCTGCATCTCCTTCTCGATCATCTCCAGCAGTGCCGCATTGGTAGTGGTGCGGGTCACCCGGATGTCCAGTTTCTCCTGTTCGATAAAGGTACGTATCATCCCGCGCAGTTCCTGTCCGCCTTCGGTCTTGTCGCCCAGCGACTGCTCCTGTAGCGCGTCAAAGCGGTCGAACAGCATGTCAAGGGACAACGCGCCGCTTTCCTCAGTTTCCTTGTCGTCCTTGCTGCGCTTGTCAAAGGAGAATGAGCTTGTATCCGTCTTGGGAATCGCTTTCTCCAGTTGGGCAATGGCCTCTTTCATTTCGTCCGTATCCATCACCTGCAAGCCGTACTTGACGTCGCATTGTTTCAGGAACTCGATGGTAGCGCCGAACTGGTAACGGCTGTAACGCACCACCGCTTCCGAAAGGCGCGGGGTATTCATGAGCGCGGTCAGTTCCTCGATGGATAGCTCGTCAGTGTCGGATTCGTTGTCAATGGAGATGACATACTCGGTCTTCTGGCCGTTCTTCTTCTTTTCGATCTCTACCGGATAGGCATCCTTTATCGAAGAGATGGGGCACGGGTAGCCCGGGTTCTTGGCCAGCTTCTTCTGCCACAGCTTGAACTTGCGGTCGTCCAGTTCCTTGTACTGCGAATGGCTCAGGGTGAGCAACTGCACCCCTTTGGCGCGTTCGTTCAGGTCAAAGATGTAGGCACAATGCGCGTAGGAGTATTTCAGTCCTCCGCCATAGTTGCCGCCCGCAATCTTCTCGGCCAGCTTCTCGTCGCCCGCCTCCTTAGCTGCCGCCACCGCAGCTTTCCGGTAGGTGTCGATGATGTCAACCGGAAGTCCCGCATCGGTGGCGCGTACCGCATTGACATAAACGGACTGTGCTTTGCCTCCCGAAGAGGGCTTCTGGATCTCAAGCAGCATCTGGTGTACCGGGCACTCATAGCTCTTGCGATCAATGGTTCCGTCCGCTGACGGGATGGCCGGGAGTATGCGCAGCCTGTACGTGCCGAGCTTGTCAAGTTTAAAAAAATCTGTTCTGGAAAATCCTTTGTTTTCTTCCGCAGTTCGTATCTGCGCTTCCTGGTAGCTCTCCTGTGCGGCTGAGAATAGGCTCATCAGCTCACCGGCAGGCACAACTGTGGCTGTGCCGTTGTTTTTTTCTTCCTGCATAAAAGCATTTTTTGAAAAAGACCGAAGAATCGGAACGTGATGCCTGGCTGCTTCGGTTCATAGACATGCCGCATCTCAATTTACAATATGGTGGGTAATGGGGAAAGTGAAGTAATTCTTCCGCCCGGAATTACCCGGCAATCAATTTATTTGCTGCAAAGATAAGAGGTTATTCCTTACGTTCCAAGTGTGTTTAAATAAATTTTCAAATAGGGAATACAACCCGTTGAACCATATATTTTTAGGCATCATTTTCCGAATCTTTTTTAAATACATTATTAAAAACCTGTTCTCCCAGAATCTTTATTTTCTTCCGGTTTCCCGCAATGAACGCCTCCATCTTCTTCCTGCGCACCGACTCGTAGTACGCCTTCCGACCGGGTGTGAGAATCTTACCCCTTTTGCAGCAAAGCCCGTCGGCGATGTACGCGTTCATGCAGCGCCGGAATTTGGGCTTCTTGTAGGTGGGGTCCCCGGATGCCCTGCACACCAGCTCCACTACCTCGGCTGCGGGGTGGAAACGCCTGGGGTCCTTGTACTTGTCTTGCAGGATGTCATATACGACGGGCATCTCATATTTAAGCAGGAACCCCAGCGGTGTCTGTTCGAAGGGGAACTTCTTACGGGTTCCCTTGGGACGCCCGTCGGCGAACGCCCTTTTTTCCCGTGTCGGTACGAATTTTGTCTGCCGGCTGCCGTATTTCCTCTTCGCTCTGGTCATTGGTTTGCTGGGTGGTTGGTTCTACTTCGGTTGCTCTCACGCTTTGGGGACGGTATGCCATCCGGGAGATTTCCCGGCGGCTGTCCAGATCCTTTTGGATATTGATTTTCTTCATAATTAGTTATGCTATTGGTTATACCATGTATGTAAAGTTCATGTCGGTGTTCACGTTGTACCACCCGCTTTCAAAGATTCGGATGTTCCGGCTTCCGCCGCTCAGGATAAAGGTAGTCCCCCTATTGTACTTTGCGTCGTCGTTCCAGTCGCAGAGTGTCGTCCTTAATCCGTAGCGGGGTGCGGAAATCCCGTTCGGAAGCACGGCGACTGTTCCTCCCATATTGCTACCGTCCCGCCGGGCCGTATTGATGACACCCTGTATGGACACGATGTTTCCGATCTGCCGTACAAACAGCCGGCTGGTGTCCGTTCCGTTGCCGGAGTTCGCCATTTGCATCCACCCCGTGTCTGCAATCTTTGTCTGGTATTCCGGGGCGTAAGCGGCTCCCAGTGCGTTGCATACCTGTTTTCTGGCAGCCGTATCAGGCAGTGAAAGGTCGGATAGTTTGCCGTCACGTCTCAGGTAAGTACCGCTGACATCGGCTTTCGAGAGCACATCCAGCTTGTCCCGGAGCATCTTCTGCGCATCGGCGGCTTTCTTTCCCTGGGCGACAAGGTAATCAATGTAATCCTGAAAGAGACGGGCGATGCCCGCGTACTTCGTATCTGTTTCTGTCTTGGAGTAAACATTGATATTGGCGGCAACGCTTTTCTTCTCTTCCTCCGTATATCCGGCAAGCAAGCGGTCGGCTTTCTTTGCCAGCTCTTTCCTGACATGGGAAAGAAGCACATAGCCTTCCACTTCCGCGTGTGATACATCGTCATTGTCTATGTAGGCGAAGCTGCCTGTCTTGATTCCTTCCAGCTTTTGCTTCATGGTTTCGGTAAAGACTACGCCGGTGTAGGCATAGTCTGTATCCAGCTTCCCGGCAAGCAGTTTGTCTACCTCTGCCGTTGAATAGACGCTGATGTTCTTTCGGGCGGATGCCTTATCGGACAGGTCGGAAAGGTTGCTTGCTTTTGCCAGTTTCAAGGCTCCAGTCCCTTTCTTCTCCGCATCCAGGTTGTCACGGACTGCTGCTTGCTTCCGGGCTTTCAGGGCTGCCGCTTCTTCCGCCGTGAGGTCGTTTACTTCGTCGGCGGTTAGGGACACGAGTTCTTGCAGGTTGCCGGATACTTTCAGGAACAGGGAGCCTGTTTCCTCCCGGGAATAGATGTCCAGTGAAGTGCGTGCTATCTTTTTGTCGGGTACATCGGAAAGGTTGGAGGAAGCCGTCAGTTTCTTTGCCAGCGCCTCTTTCACTTGTGTAGCGGTAACAAATCCTTCGCCCCCGGTCTGGATTTCACCGATGGAAATGGCATCCAGTTTCTTCCTGTAATTCGTGGTAAAGTCTTCGGTGGAGAGCTGTTTGCCCTTCACAGTATTTACTTTCCCTGCCAATGCATCCGTAAAACTCTTCTGACTGACATAGATGTCTTTCAGGCTGGTGCCGTTCACTTTTAAGTCTCCGGCAATGTTTACGGATTCTTTAGGGGAAAGCTCGATGTTTCCGATGGCGTTGCTAAGGGAAAAGTCTGTGCTTTGGCTTGAAGTGAATCCGATAGACGCCGTTTCCACGCCTTCGTCATCCGTATAAGATAGTATTTTTGATTCTGCGGAAGTGATGGTAATGGATTTGCCCGCCACGGTAAAAGTCCCGCTGACACATACTTCTTTCGTCTTTCCTTTGACATGAAGCAAGGGAATGGCTGCCTGTTTGCCGTCAAATACCCGGAAGTCACGGAAGGTACTCGTTTCCTCGTTCAGGCGGACGGTATTAATATCCACCGAACCTTCGTCTGTGGTATCCGCGATATTGACAATAGAGTTCTTTTCAATCAGCAAGGAGCCGATGCGTGAGCTGGTACAGGAAGCATGGGTATAGCTCATGCCGTTTTCATCCATCCGCGCCAGTTCGTTTCCACCCTTTAGGAATGAAATGCTGCCGTCGGTTGAGATACAAATCTCACTGATGAGCAAGCCGCTCAGGTAAGAGCCGAAGGAAGCTGTCCCGTTTTGTTTGACCAACCCTTTGAGGGAATATCCCGAAGGGGAAACAACGGATACGGCGGTCTTGGATTCCAGTCCTTGTTCGGTAGTCAGTTTTCCGGTGACAACCAAGTCCTTTTTAATGGTCTGTTTGCTGAAAGGAGTATCCAGCAGGACGGCGTAATGCCCGAAGAACTTATCCAGGAAGCGGGGCGCGTAGGCTTTGGTGATTTCAATAAGGCAGGGAACTTTACCTGTCAGGGTGTCTTTTACGGAAGGAAGGACGCTACTGCCTGCGCACAGGTAGTTTTCCCGTCCTTTCTTGTTCACGTCCCCGGCATAGACCACCGTGTCGGTGCCGTTCTTCTCATAGATATAATAAGGGAAAGCGGCCGAAGGGCACCCTTCAAAGTAACGGACTTTGCCATTGATCCAGACATAGCCGGACGAGATGGCATTGCCCGTTATCTCGCATCCCGAGATGATAAAGTCCTCGCAGGCGTTGAAGATCGCCGTCATGGAAAGGGCAAGCTCCTGAAGGTTCAGGATGTCATCCACGTAGGTATACCTTCCGCCCGTGTCTGCAATGTATTCTTTCATAGTATCAGGGGTTATTATTAGTTTGGTCTATTTTTATCAGGTAGGTCTTGCCCGCCACTTTATAGGTGTTGATAACAAAGGAGAGCATATAGACGAACTCCTTTTCAGGGATGTTTATTTCAGGGACGAGCACCATGAAGCTTACGCGGTTGATCGCCTTCTCTTCCGCCAGGAAGTGAAACTCGCGGGGCTTCTCTTCGGGTTTCACGTCCAGCGCCACCTCTTCGAGGTTGTACCAAAGGGTGAAGGGCTTGCCGTACGCGGCATCTTCGTGGTAGATGTCCACTCCCAGTGAGTCGCTCTGGGAAATCACGAGCCTTTCCCCGCTGTTTTTCAGGTACCGGGCGAACTTATGATTCAGGTACCACTCGAAGTACATCACCTGGGAGGTCATACGTGCTTCGATGTGTTTCTCTGCCGCAAAGGTGCGGAATTTCTCACTCAGGGAGTGCAGCGGGTAAACCAGGCTTTGTAGAAAAAGGATGTATTTCCTGCCTGAAAGGTAATAAGGCACCAGCCTGTTCACCAGCTTGTCGGTCGGTAGTTTATAACGGTTCTCTTTCATCCTTCAACGATTAGCCTGATTGCCTGCCGGAATGTTGGCAGTTCCTGTTCCTTGCCCGTGGCGGACGACTGCTTCATAAAACCGGACGATGTTTTGGTGATGCGATGCACTTTTCCGGGTGGCAACAGGTTTCCGTCCGCATCGTAAGAGGCGATAAAGATTCCCTGCTCGGGTGTCGCCCGTTCGTCGATATATACGTCCGTCACATGCTCGGTACTGCGGACCGCTTCAATAACCGAGGAAACATAGACGGATGAGTCAAAAGGCATCCCCATGATGTATCCGTTCAGCTTCTCTTCAATCCTGTCATAGATTTCACTCTCGGGTATGGCGCCGTCATAGTAGACGGTGATGCGGGGAATAAGCACGTCCCCTTCACGGCTGATGACCTCGATACGGGTCCCGGCAAACTTCATCTTACCTATATAGGCATTGACCGGTACCATCTCCGAGGCGGGCAACGGTTCCAGATGTCCCTTTTCTCCCGTAGCCACTTTCAGTATCAGCTTGCTGTCCAGGTTGGTATCGTCCGTGCTCTCGATGTAGGATACCTGCGTGATGATACGTTTCGTCTCATCCACGTTGGCATAACCGAAAGCCAGCCCGTCTTCCCTTACCGAGAGTTCGTCTCCCTTCTGGTATTGGAGCAATGCGTTGGCATAGAAAGTGGGTGTTCCGTTTACACGGAGGTTGATGGCTGTCGAGATATCCACGGCAAACACATCAAGCAAGGTTTCAAAGCTGTGGATAGCGGATGCCACCGTCCACGTAATTCCGTTCATGATGCTCATTTTGGAATCACTGGAGAACTCGCTTAGTTCCAGCCGCTTGTTTCTCTCCGTAATGGCTTCGTTATAGATTTCCCGTATCGTCCGGCTCATAGGTATAAGTTTGGTTGTTAATAATAAATGTCCATGCGCCGCCCTCGTTCCAGGCGGGTTCATGGGTAAGCATCCAGACGGCTTCCATGCCCGATGCAATCAGGTAGTTGCCGTTACTGTCTTTCTCCGGTTTCCGGTAGGTGCCCGACGGTGAGGTAGATAAGAGAATGGTCGTATTCCGTCTGCCGTAGTGTTGTGCCACCAATGTTTTCAGGTAGGTGTCAAGAACGGAAGGCTTTACTTTAGAACCGGTTAAGTCCAGTCTCATTAACCTTTTCAGTGGTAAAAGTGATAGAAGGCTGCCCGTTTGTAATCCGGCAAAGTAAAGCTCGTATGTATCTTCCGCCAGTGACAAGAAGGAGATATCCAGTTCCATTTTCTCACAGGTAAACTTCTCCATACTGACCGGACGGAGCAGGTAAACGGATGACGCGTGCGAACGGCTTATGTCCAACGTCCTGAACCTTACCTCTCCATAGAAACTCATTCTGCGGACAGACGCGATCTTGTCATTGAAGTAATGCCGGAGCTCTTTCACCTCACCGGTCAGCATCAATACCTCCAGTTCCGTGTTGTCTCCCCAGTCTATTTCCAGTGTCCCGTTGCCGCTTAGTAACAGCGAAGCGGCTGTCTGTCTGTTGTCTACGTACAGCTCCATGAAACGCTTGCCGGAAGGTTCTTTGGGATAGACGTTTCTTTCCCCGTTTGCCGGCAGGAGGCTGTACATCCTGTTATAGGCAATTATGTCGGGGCTAATGGTAAAGCCGTCGGTGTACTCCAGTTCCTCACCGCTTTTCAGGGTGTCATCCAAAGAGAGTTCCGGATTGTTTATCAATAAGTCCACGATGCCTTCGATGCTTCCGTACAGGTGCATGGCTACATCGTAAATGTTCTGTCCGGCTGTTATTTTGTATTTTCCCATCGTATTTCTTTAGTCCGTTTGTTTTTCATCCACATCCAGTAATAGTTCCCCTGTTTCAGAGTCCATATAGGCGTTTTTTATTATCATTCCGTCCGCCTCAAACTCCTGTTGCAACTTGCCCGGCAGGTTCGAGTTCTCAAAGTTTCCGTGCAGGTATCTGATTAATCCTACACCCGTGGTCGGATGCTGGTAGAGGTTCCCGGCGGCAGCTTTGAGAAGGAATACCTTTGTTTGTTCCAGTGACGGCTTGATGATAAAGTCCGTTTCGTTGGCGCTGTACAGTAACAGCTTCCCCTCATGCAGGATCAGGTTGAAGTGATTCGTTTCATTGACTGTGCGGAAGGCCGAGAGATAGACCGTTCCCAGGTCGGGAGAAAGTACCGTAAACCATGTACTGTTGTCGCTGCGGTTTCTCAGGTAGGATTCGTTTCCGTCCCCTTTTTCCAAGGCGAAACGGATTTTCAGCTCCTTGTACTGCGGAATATACGGGATGTGCACCCGGATGCCGTCCCGGTCGTTGTACCGGCTCTCGAAGTTACCGGCCACGCGGATTTCCCCGTAGGCGTATCTGTCCGTATCCGTTCCCAGATACTCAAAGGGGTAAATGCGCTTGTCGGTCAGGTTATCCGCCAGGTTCACCTCCCCGCAGGAGGCGTCCATATTGATGTCTTGTCTTGCCATAGCTAATTAAAAAAGAAAAGGACGCCCCTTTGGTGGTGGGACATCCTTTTCGGGTTATCAAAATCTTATGCTACAAATGATTTTCCATGCTATTTTTGCTGTTCCTGGATTGCGTCAAAAACGCGTTCGATGGTCTGCCACATATCGTCCGGGAGACTCTGGTCGGAGATTTTCTCACAGGATGTTTTCAGGTACTGCATCTCGTCGGCTGAGAAGTCCACTACCAGCGGGGTGTCTTTTTCCACGTCCCATTCGATGCGCTTGGTTTCCGCGTTTTCTTTGAGCCCTACGGCTTCACGTTCATCCTGCGTGATCTCAATCTTGCTGAGGATGCTTTTCTTCGTGTTGAAGTCTTTGAAACTGCCTTCTTTGGGAAGGAATGCCGGAATATAAAGCCGGTCTTTGATTAGTAATTCCATAAGTTTGATTCTTGTTCTTTAAGTTGTTTTTCAAGGAATAGGGAAAGTAAGCCGAAGATGTTGTCACTCGCTTTGCTTTTCCTGTTCCTGCTGTGCTCCGGTCTCTGCCATAAACCCTTCAAAGTCCTGGAAGTATGCCGATACGTCCTCCACCGAGAGGAAGCTACAGGAGAGGTTATGGTTCTCATAACTGATGTTTCCCAGGTACTCTTCCTGCCCCTGGGCGGATGCGGGAGTCAGCACGTTGGCGGAGATACGGTTCAGGATTCCGTTGGACGCGCTCGTTTCCAACTGGTAGTAAGCGTTGGCTGTCAGGGCCGTCATGCTTTTGGTTACAACGATGTTTTTTATTTCCATAGATAAGTCATTTTCCATGAATAGGACTCTTGAAGGCAAAAAAGGTAAGTAAAGGTCAATACCACTTGTTCCTGCCGTAGATTACGAAGTCGAAAGGGGAACCGTCAGGGCCGCCGTTGCTCCCCACGTTCTGGATGACAAAGTAGGAGGACGCCCTTTCCAGCAACCGGAAGAAACCGTAATATCCTGTATTTTGGCAGCCTTGCGCGAATACGGTGTAATTCGTATGACCCAGATTATGATAGAATTTATATTGGGCATTTCCCATGTGGTAAGAGGATGTGACATTGCATCCTTCACCCCATATCTTGCTGAAGCTCGCACTGTTGCCGCTATTGTATTTGCAACCGATGTACAGGACACCCGGCACGCACCACCGCTCGCCGGCACGCTGTCCGAGCTGCACCGGCCCGTATGATTCGATGGCAAAGTTGGAACCGGCGTTGGCGATAATGGAGAGCCCGACGGCTCCCGTAGCATAGGTCTGTATAAAGATGCCCTTGCGTGCTGAATCGGCACGTAGCGAGAGAAGCGCACTACCGCCATTGATGGTCATGGAAGCGTTTCCCATCATGGATGAGAACTCGATGGAAGAGTCGGCTGCCGTGTTGATGAGCTTGTTACCGGATATGGTGAAGCCGGCGATCAGTCCCGAATTGGCGGTGATGTTGCCTTTGATTTCCACATTGCCTTTCGCGTCCCATTTGATGTTCTGGTTCGCCACATAGCCCGAACCGTCATTGTCGAACAGTATCTTCCCGTAGCCGAACGTCGCCGAGCCGTCCGCCCGCAGTCCCCAGTAGTCCTGTGTGCCGTCATCATTGTAGAGATATCCGCTGGAAGTGATGTATACACGGTGTCCCCCGGCAGGCGCGCAGGCATAGATGGCACCGGAGATGATATTCCAGCCCCCGATCTTCCCGGCAACAGCCGTTATGCCCGTACGGTCGAGCGTCGCCTTCACATTGTTACCCGCATCCCTTACCGAGATGCTGCCGTTATACGTGCTGCCGCCCACCACCAGCGTGCTGTCGATAAGTACCTGGCCTGCACGTACCGTCCCGGTATAAATGCCGTTGGCGTCAATGGTGGTGGTATACCTTTCGGAAGAAGTCGTGTCGAATACGGTTGCGTAGGCGACATGCCAGATGATAGGCGCTGCCGTGGTTCCCTGTGCGCCGTCCAGATAGAAATAGTTCGTTGAAGAGAAGCCCGAAGTGCCGCACGTTACTTTGTATATATATTCCGCCCAGTCTCCCGTGCCGGCATTAGGTGTCAGCCACTTGCTGTTGCCAGAGGTGCCGATGGAATTGCTCGCCCACTGGATACTTCTTCCCGCCGGTATTTTAGCTATGATCCTTGTAATAAACACCTTGCGGTTGGAGCAAGCGTTACTAAAGCAAAAACCGCCATTTCCCGGTGACGCGCTGCCGGTAGTCTTGATTTCCAGTACCGTCTTGCTGTCATTGGGCGCACTGGAGAGTCCCGTCCGGGTGATCGTTACCGTGCCGTTTCCACTATTGTTATATACTCCTATACTGTTATTGCCGTTCCGAAACTCCGGATCGCGGTACATCATCTTGCCGAAAGCCATGGCCAGAGCCAGTTCCTTGGCGGCATTGGTTTTATTGGTCGCATCGGAAGCCGCTGCATTGACGGCTTCCGTTTTCTTGGTATCGGCGTAACTCTTTGCGGAGTTCAAGGCATTCGTTGCTGCATTGGTCCAGTTCAAGGACACGGAGGTACCGAAAGTTACAGCTCCTGCGGCGTTCCAACTGATGTTTCCGTTTGCCACCTGTCCCGAACCGTCATTATTAAGTTTCCATTTCGTACCGTTGGTAACAGAGCCATCACTGCCCAGATAGACGCTATTTTTGAATATTTGTGTGGAATTAATTGTCCACCCGCCGATGGTTCCCCGTACAAACGTGCAGGTTAATCCGTTTATATAGCCGGTATTAATGATATTGGCTTTGATGCTTGCCGCGTCCAGTTTCGTGGAAGTGATGCTGCCGGCGGCTATCCTGTCGGCACTGAGTGTGCCCGCAGTAATGCTACCTGCATTGATGGCCACCGCATTCACCTGTGCTGCCGTCAGTGTTCCCGTATAGATTCCAGTGGAAGATATTTTTGTCAATTTTGGATAGCCGGAACCTCCCAAGGCTGTAATAATTGCATTTGCAGCGTTCTGGGCATCAATTGAAAGCTTGTTGGCGTCACTGTCTGACTGGCTCCAGTCAGTCGGTCTGTTTCCTCTTTCCAGTTTGAAGTAAGCTACATTATAGAATGTTGATTCGTTACTTCCCCTGTAAAGAAACGGACGGAAACTATCTCCGTCAGAAGTTAGCTTGAAGACTACATATATCCTTTTCCAAGTGTTGGCAACAACAGACGTATCATATTTCAAAACGGTAATTTTGGACTGGTTATTGTTATCCTTTCCCGCCCAATAATGCAAGGGCGTACTTCCATTACCTGCAATAGTTTTATTACATCTTACCATGGCTGAATAAGTGTACTCGACATTATTCTCCAACTTTATCCATGACGAGTGAATCATCCCGTTTCCGGCATCAGTTTTTAGTGTAGGCTTCCCATTGAAAGTCACAGACGAGTCTATTGTGTATCCACCGCCATTGGTTGTGTATCCACCGTTCCAACCGGCAGCCCTCCAGTCGCCTGAGTTATTCAACAAGTTGTTTCCGCCTATCTGAATTTTTTCGATTGCATCCGTCCAATTCAATGAAACCGCGGAAGAAAACGTCACCGCTCCCGCAGCGTTCCAACTGATATTCCCGTTGGCTATCTGTCCCGAACCGTCGTTATTAAATTTCCATTTGGTAGAGTTCGTGATGGAACCGTCCGCACCGAGAAAAACACTGTTCTTGAATATTTGTGTAGAGTTAATCATCCATCCGGCTATCGTTCCCTTGTTGAACGTACAGGTCAGGCCATTGACTGCCGTTGCTGTGACAACGGATGCCTGGATACTTGCCACATTTATTTCTGTGGCAGTGATCGTACCGGCGGCAATCTTGGCGGCAGTAATTGCCTTAGCACCTATCCTGTCAGCACTAAGGATGCCCGCAGTGATACTTCCGGCATTGATAGCGACCGCATTCACTTGTGCAGCAGTTAGTGTGCCGGTATAGATACCCGTACCGCTCAGGTAGGTTTTCAGTTTTCCGTCCGCATTGACTCCCTGGGGAATACCGTTCACTATGACGGTGGAGATTTCAGCGAACGGGGCGGTGGCTTCCAGACCGTATATGGAGGTCAGCCCCATATTCCTGCCTATCCCCGGAATACCTATCAGGGCGTAAGGGGTCCTGGCATCGGTTACCATATAATCAGAGCCGCCACAGCGCTGGATAGCCGCGGATAGCGTCGCATTGATACGGATAGCGTCATAGGAGGTCAGGATGACAATTTTGGTACTGTCGAGGGCATTCATTGCCGTTGCCAGGCTATTACAGTTGGCATCGCTGGCATAAACGTCGTAATGCGTATGGCTCACCGCTTTCAGGTCACTCCGGTTGATTACACTCAGTACCAGTCCCCGGGAAGAGGATTCGTGGATTTTCGTGCCGTTCAGTAAGATATAACGGGTGGTGGAATGGTTCAATCCTGTACCACGTATAAATAGTTTACCGTTATTGGCGGCTGTATTGGCAGCATTTGTCCAGTTCAGGGTTACCGAAGCACCGAACGTGACATTCCCTGCCGCGTCCCATGCAATATTGCCACCCGCTACGGCACCCGCACCTGTCGCGTCCAGCCGCCATTTAAAGCCCCGGATGCCGTTCGAGCCGATGCAAACCGAACCCGAAGCTCCCGTATATGCTCCGGAAGTGTTGTTCTTGGTGCCACGGTAAATTGAGTCCGCATCCAGTGACCAGCCGCCGACTTTCCCTTTAGTAACGTTCAGTGTTAATGCTTCGATATTGCCTGCCGTTATCAGTGATGTTTTCAGGGCGGCTACGTTGATACGCGCCGCGTCAATGGTCCCGGTGCTAATCTGGGAAGCGTTGATACGGACGGCATTCACCGTATTGGCAGAGAGCGTTCCAGTGAAGATGCCCGTAGAGCCTATATAGGTGAGTTTGGTCGCCCAACCTTCCGTATTCGCCTTGTTGGTAATGGCATCGGCAACCGCCTTTGCATCCGTACCTGCCTTTCTGGCATCAGTGATACCGGTAAACAGGTCTTCGGGAGCGGGACTCCAGTCCACAGCCTTGCTGCCTTCAACCAGCATGGGAAGGGCACACCAGTATGTCCCTACAGTTTGGAAACCGAAGAGGACCACTGCGGACGTAGGCGTGATGTTTTCAAGGACAATACGCTGCCATGCGGTTGTGATGTTCACCGTACGGATACCCGAGATGCCGATACGTATCTTCATAACCGAAGCTACCGCACCTTTGACATACATGGAGAAACTTGCCGGGGCACATATCCGGCTGTTGATAGCCATAAAGTAAGTGCGCTGGCTAGCTGCATTAGCGTCCGTACAGGCGGTATTCTGAATAACCTTCAGTGTTCTGTAGTTATTATAAAGAGTGGCTGTATCAATGGATATGCTTGTTCCTTCCGCTATTACGCCTGTCAGTGCAGCGGTAAAATTACTGTTACGGATATAGTTACGTCCGGCTATCCGGATAGCGCCCACTTTACCTGTGGCATCGGCGGCAGCAGCGGCAATGGCGGCGTTCTTCGCGGCATCCGCTTTCGCCTGTGCAGTGGATGCTGCGGAATTGATTGCTTCGGTCTTGGCGGTGTTGATGGCATTCACCCAGTTCAGCGTCACTTCCGATCCGAACTCTATCTTCCCGTTCGCCGGATTGTAACGGATGAACTGGTTGCCCTTACCCAACACCACGCTGCCTGTGGTATCAATGGCGAATGTCTTGTATCCGTCCTTGAACCCGTAGATACCGTTGATTGTCTCCGTGGCAACCGCTCCGGAAGCGTTTACGGTACTTAGCGGGAACTTGCCGATAGCAATACCCGTTATCGTCCCGTTTATATTTTTGGTTCCGGCAAACAGTTTGGGAGTGATGACCGACTGGGAGCCGATCACCGTTTTGGCACTGTTCCAGTCCTTCACCCAGTCCAGCATATTGGAATCAACGCCTGCCGCGCCGGTTTTCGCCTTGGCATAAGAGAAGGTAATAGTATATGTCTGTCCGGCAATCGTTACAGGAATCGTCACCAGCCCGCTGTCCGCCATGGTAGTCGTACCAGCGGCAACCGAGTAGGTAACCGTCTTGTTCGTGTTGTTCACGGTGATGGCGGAGAACCCGGCAGGTTTGGTAACGGCACCAATCGTAAAGTTCGTCAGGTTGTCGTCACCCAGCGTCACCTTGATGGTGGAACTGAAAGTGACCGCCTGTGAAAGGACGCCGTTATTACTTGCCGGAAAAATATATTCACCTACGGACTGGTGAATCGTGTAGGAGTCTTTTTGCACGAGGATGGTTGCCTGTCCCCGTGCGATCAGTTGTTTTTCCATTGGTTAAGGTTTAGTCTAATAGAATAGGGAATAAACGGGAAAAGGCGGTATGACACCGCCTTAAAAAAACATCAAACTTCCATATAGCACCTATTTGGAAATTTCACACATAAGAACACCTCTTCCCGTCACATCCGCTTTGGACACTGTTACGGACTTTCCGGTATAGGTCCTGACGACCGTTGTGCCCGCCGCATTCCAGAGTTTCCAGGTATAAATATAAGATGTCCCGGCGCTGTCCAACTCGTCGCCTCCCCGGTACAGAATGGCTTTGGCATCCACGTCGTTGAGGTTGTTCTTGATGGTGAATCCTTTCTGGCTGACGATATGTACCGTGATGGGGTCTGACATGTCAGAAAAGGAAATGATATCACAGACCACCTTATTGGCCGAAGCGTTGCCTGCGGAAGTGTCCGTGTCCTTGATGGCGCACTTGAATGTCTCGAAGTTCAGTACCGCATCCGCCGTGATCGTAATCTCATTGGTCGTCCATCCGGCTGTAACGCCTTTAGGGTTTGCTGATGTCAGGCAGGACCAGCTCACACCCAGCATAGAGTTGTAATACGGGCAGGAAACGGACGCTCCCGAAGCGGCTGCGGCGCTCAATGCGGTGGTCAGCGTCACCACTTTGGTACTGGCGTTCACGGCAGAAATAGTGTATTGCGCCGAGCCGACCGTTATCTTTCCGCCCGCTTCCATATTGGCGATATTGGCAACCGTTATCGTGGTGGCTCCGGATGCCGCCGCTGCGGTAAGTGTGGTCGGCGCGAACACGGAGGAATCCTTGATGCCCCAGGCATAGGTGATGTTCGTATTGTCGATGGTCGCCCCGCGCCACAGATCGCAATGCGCTTTCAGGGCGGTCACCTCATCATTGCGAAAAACCACACCGTCAGGCGCATAAGCCACTGCCACGATGGTCGCGCCCGCGTTCAGGTGCTGCGTGAACTGGATATCCGAGCGGAAGGGAATCTCCAGCCCGTTGGCGTCTATGTAAACAGCCTCAAACGAGTAGCGTACTTGCGGGACACTCACACTCATGTGGTTCGTCTTGACGGTCAGCGCATACTTAGCGGACGCCGCCCCAATCGTACATCCGTCCGCGCCTGTTGTTATTGCCGTACCATTCTTGTACCATTTGGCGGAACCGGATTTTACACCGGGAGTCAGGACCGCCGCATTTCCTACGGTTGTAATCTGGTCGGTAGCGCCTTTGCCGCTGACAAATAAGGAAGGTGTCAGTACCAGATACGGGGATGCTTTCCAGTTCGGGGCAAAAACGCCCGTGTCCTTGTTATAAACTTGTGTGAGGGGTTGGTTGGAACCGACAAACGCCTGGAGGGAGACGGCGTCATTCTGGTCGATGATGGTGACCTGCCCTCTTGCTACTTTAATAGCCATAGTTGATTTAAGTTTAAGTTATTGGGTTGAAATAATTACTTCACAGTCAAATACCGCCTTGCGATAGACGTCCTCACCGGTTATCTCCAGTGTCCTCCCCGTATGGGTAACAGTGTTCCAGCAGGCGTCGTCCGCAACATTGTCGCTGACACGTATCCATAGGAAGTTCTTTTCCGGTATCAGTTCCGTAATGTCCTCGCCACCTTTGAGTACGCGGGCGGACAAGGTGGTTGAAATGATACCGTTGCGGAATACGTTCCCATTGGCAGAAGCGATATAGACGGAATAGTTGTCAGCACCATCGTATTGTTTAGAAATGGTGTAGGTTTCAAAATACTCGGATTCATCCAGCGTAGCGATGTATCTAAGGGTCAATACATCCCTGTCTTCCCAAAAATGTGAAACAGGTAGTAATTTAAGATAGTCCGAATTAGTTCCCGGTATGTCCTTCCAGTTCCCTTCACTTCCCATATACTGCCATCTCCTTGCCGTCGCTGTGAAGTTATATTCGGTGGCAAAGAGAGTGATTTCCGCTGGTTCGCAGGCATCTTCCTGAAGGGCGTCCGCGTAATGGAAGAGGTTCGTCCCGGTGATCGTCACATATTTGGTAAGCAGGTTTTCTTTTGCCTGATCGTCAAAGTCTTCCCAACGGATAGTGACGTCCTGTAAAGTGATGGTATCCTTTGTCCACTTGAACCGTCCTTCCGCAAAGTAGCCCGTACCGTCGGGATGGATAACGAATGAACCGTCACCGGCAGAGATGGAGCCGTCCGCATTGAGTTTAAGGAGCGGGTTCTGTATCGTGCCGCCGATGCCGCCCCTTGCAAACCACGCCCCGTACTCGTCCGTATCCGCCAGCTTGCCGTCTGTTGCCTGGTAGAGCGTTGCCCGTTCCCCTTTTTCAAGTTGGGCGCAGCAGAACAGGACTCCGGTGGTATCCGTCGTAATTTCTATCAGCAAATCCTCCGGTTCTTCATAGCGGATGACAAAGGGGATGTGATAACGTTTCCACTGATTCTCTATTTTTATCTCCTGTAGCGGGTGTCCGTTTTGGGAAACAGTCAAAGTACCGGATACCCCTTTTGCCCAAAAGGAGAAGCAATAATTCTCTCCCTGATGTGTCTCCGCCCAGCTTTGTGTTTGGGCAACCAACATAACACCGTCAGCAGGAATCAGAAAGACATCCCCGATACCGGCAGGCGGTTGTTCACCGATAGCCCTTTCCACCGGATTCAGGAAGTTGCCGTACAACGAGTTTATCAGGCAATTCTTATGGATGCGACCAACATAGAAGGTACTGGCAAAACCTGTCTCGTCACCGGCTGTCAAGGTGCCGGCTATGTTTATATCCCGTGTCGCATAAAGCCGTTGGAAGTAAGCCCCGTAACCTTCCAATCGTCCGAAGGTCGGGTCGATAATTCCCTGAACTTTACCCACACGTGCCTTCGTTGAGTCTGCGAAGGTGGCTATGTCCGAAAGCCGGATGATGTTCAGTTCGGCTATTTCGCACCGGTCGCCCGGTTCCAAGTCGGATAAATCCAACCTGAAACTCCGTTCGTATTCGGGAAGATAGTCTATGGTAATGACGGCAAGCTTGTACTGCCAGAGGGTTGATACCACTACCGTTCCGCTTCCGTCTGTTTCAGTACCGTCGGCATATCCTAAGGAGAAGGGAAGTGACGGAAAATCCCTGGAAGCGCGTATCTTATAAGAAATGAGAATCCTTTCCGGATTCTCCAGTCCTTTGCCAATCGTTTGCTCCAGTCCGCATTTACCTTGTAACGGGATTCCGGTACAAAGGATGCTGAACACCCGGCTGCAACCGTCCTTGTATGGCAGGTATTCTCCGGAAAGTCTTCCTCCGGTCATGAGCGTATACCGGCAGCCATTGTCACCCCGGGGATAACACAGGGACTTCTCCTGCGCCATGCCGTCAATCACATCCATGTAAGGGGACTGGCTGTCGGATGCGGTCAGGTACATGGCACCGCTGCGGTCTTCATCGAAAAGATTGGTTATTCGTACAAAGTCGAGTATCTGACCGTTTTGGGGTACATCACCATCCAGTAACGCCCCTATAAAGTAGGGAGATTCCTGTTCTTCCCCTTCCAATGTGGTTATCCTGTCAATGCCTGTTTCCAGTACGGCCATCAGGGAGTAGACGACATTCTTTCCGTCGAAATACTGCCGCCTTACCACATCGCCCGTACGGAGTCCCTGCCTTTTGGCGGACTTGGGAGAAATACATATCTTATATCGGTTGTAATTAAGTAGAGACATCGTTTAAGGTTAAATTAAAGTGGTATGACCGTATCACCGCTGCAACTGTCCGTTACCCATAGGGAGCCGTTCGTTGCGCTGTTTTTCTGGACTTCCAGTTCATAGACGCGCATTTTCCTGCGGACGACCACCTCGTCAAAGGTAGCCTGTATGCTGCCCGTAGCCTTGTTCTTCAGGATGGCCCAGCCGGAGCCCGCAAAACCCGAAGAGAAAAACTCACTGCTGATACCGCCCATGAAGTACGCATCCCCATAATGCCGGATGCCGTTCGCTACGGAAAGCAGATAACTCTCTGTGCTGAAGAATAGCGTCTTGTCCGCCAGCCGGGTGAATGAACCGTCAATGCCGATATGTCCGGATGCTTCGAGCGGTTTACCCAAGCCGAAGAAGTCGGCATCCGTAGCCAGAAAGAAGGTGTCGGAGTGCCGGTCCTGCCGTTTGTAAAGGCTGGTGGAAGGGACAAACGAGAAGGCAGTCTCATAAGGGTAAGAGGTCATCTGACCGTTCTCACTGTCTGTGCGGTAAACCCTTGAAGCGAAATGAAGCGCATCGTCTTTGCCATACAGGTAAGCACCCGAAGAGTTTCCCCAGCGCAACCGTTTATGAATGACAATCCCTTCATCCTGTTTATCCTTGTGGTAGGATGTGAGCAGGTCATCCCCGTAGTTATGCCTGACGGTAAGTGAACCGGGAAAGCAGGCGGCACCGTACTTGCTGATTAACATCGTATCTCCGTCGATATCCCACAAACCCGATTGCAAACGGATTTTAACCGTATCTTCACTACCCAACAATAAATCCCCGCCCGCTGCCGCAAGCTGGATATCTTTCTCATCCAGCCGGATAAGAACGGGAGAACCGCTGATTTTGATACCATGCCCTTGGGAAAAGGAAAGGTAGCCGCTAAGGTCAGCCGTATCGGAATGGATGGAAAGTACCGTCTTGCCGGCTGCACCCAGATTTACCCCTTGTTCTGCTGTCAGGACGCCTTGTATATCCGCAGTACTCGTTACCTGAAGCTTGCCGGAAACCAAGGCGTCCAGCATACTCCATGAAGCATCTGTGCGGTTGGCATTGCCCGCATGATACACATTCCTGCCACCTACCTGCAACAGTGCCGGTGTCAGGTAGATGCCCGTTTCTTTATCCTCTCCGATAAGAAGCTCACCGGATGCGTACAGAAGGGAATTTCCGAAATCAACCCGTGTGCTTTCCAATGTTGCGGTATGGGTATCAGCATTATAACGGAGCACCTGTTTACCGTTCAGAAACAGATTTCCACCGATTTTCAGGTTGCCGGAAATGGTGATACCCCGTTCTTGTTCTACCTTATATATATGTAGGATGCGTTCATTGGCTATGCCGGCTTCAAAGCCATTGTTAGCCCGTAACAGCCCACTCATATCGCCACCTGTTTTCTTCAGGAAAGCCAAAAGGACACCGCCACTTTCTCCACCGCCTTCACCGGATACGCCCGAGGCGATGGCACTGGCAAAGTTATAAGCCGTGTTGCGCAAACGGATGGAAGTCTGGTCGCCTTCGGTGATGGTTCCGGCGTCCTGCGCATTGAAAAAGTTATGGTAAAGCTGGGAATAGATGGCATGACAAAGACTGTCCTTGTCCAGTTCCCCGATGCCGGGTAAAAGTTCTGTCATTGGGTATAGGAGGTTTTAGAGAGAAAATTCTGTATCTTGGAAATGAGTGAAGCGAAATTCGGCACATTGACGGCGGGCATGGTTCCCATCAGTGTAGGGGTCGTTATCTTGCTGCACTCGGTCAGGAACTCCAGCATCAACTGTGCAAGCTGGTTTCCCAATACCAACGGTTCCGTTGCGTTCTCATCACCGAGTGCCACCTTCTTGTCGGCAAGGGTAACGGTCGTACTTCCCACTTTCTGTTGTACCTTACCGGTTGTCTGGGTTACTTCGGATTTGTCTACCTTTGTACTGATTAGTTCCGGTTCCAAAGTCTGTATAACTTCCTTGCCATCCTTGTTCTTTACGATGCTGGTTATCTTTTCCGCCGTGTACCGGGTGGAGCTTTCATTTCCCGTCTTCTCCAGCTCGTCATAATCGGGAGAGTCATTGCTTCCCGCGTCCAGTTCTTCCGTCTGAGTCACACCGATAACCGTTTCGTCATGGGAACTGAGTTGGATAACTTTAGCGTGGGAGTAGTTCAGCACATAGGCATATTTAGTCGCCGCATCCGTTACAATGGTTACGTCCGAGAACAAGGTAGGGATTATCAGAAACCCGCCGGAGTTGTCTTTAAGCCCGGCAAGCAATACACCTTTGTGGATGACCGGTTCGGAAGATGCCGTTTCGTCCGGAAACTCTCCCACATCAATGGTTCCGGCATACTCTTCGTATTCACTGTCACCCGAATTGTCATGTACTTTGGCGACATAGCCATGTATCATACGCGCCGTACCGATGCCGCTTGTTCCTCCGGGAGCCATGTCGATACGTTCCACACTCCGTCCTAATGCTATTTTCCGTATGGCCTCGGCTATCACTTGCCGGCTGCCGTTACTTGTGTTTTCCATTGTTTTGTATTTTTCTGTTTACTTTTTTACTTTATAAGGCAACTTTATAACCTGCCTGTACCCCTTGGTTCCGAAAATCGTTTTTACCTCTTCCACGATATATACCCCGTTCTTGCTCGGGTTCAGGTCGTCTATCAGTTCCACCTGAACGGCGGAAGGCAGCCCGAAGTCACCGAAGATTGTCACGCTTCCGGTTATCCCGTTCAGGTTATAGCTTCTGAAATATTCAATGGCTTCCTCCACCAGTTTATCCGAATCTATCCGCATGTTCGGCGACATATAAGGCACTACCGTATAGGTACTCAAATCCACCTTTGTTTTGGTAGCCGCTCCCGATGCCGTCGTATTACCGGTTACTTTGTGTGTCTTTTTGCTGATCTGTGTGGCATTGATGGTCTGGAACTCCTTGCTTCCGGCTTTGCCCGCATCATAGTCGGGGTTCAGGCGTACCGTCACTTCAAAGAACTTCTCGTCCGCTCCCAATGCCTTGGCGGTAACGGCGAGGAACTTCGGGTCCACCTTCAGGACTTTTAGGTTGCTTTCCGCCACATGGTAATTGAAGTATATCTTATAAGGTATCGTATTATCACTTCCCGGAAAGGACTGTTGCGCCTTTGACGATGAGTAGGGACGCCCTATGGCAATCCGGGGCATCGCATCGGGCGAGTTCTCATCATACTTCAAAAAGCAATACACCTTGTATTTGCTCCAGTCGTTGAGCACGTCGGCGACCGTGAAGTTATCCGTAATCTTGACCTTGCCGATATTGATGTCAAACCGTTTGGTTTCGCTGTGTATCTCAAAGCCCGTATCTTTAAGCAGGTTGTATTTGTCTCCCAATACATCATTCACCTTGGTGGATAGCGGCGTCTCGAACTTGGGAGTCTGTTTGAGTTTAAGCTTATATGCCATGTTCTCGCACCGGAGTTCGAACAGGCTGTCGGAATTATAGGCGGTGACATAGCCGTCAAACATATTCTTCAGGATGCCGTTGTAGCCCAGCTTGATGTTGATTCTCTGCCCGGTGTGAAAGGTGTCCTTTCCCACAGCCGCCTGTGAACTTCTCTTTTCAATGATTACTCCGTCTTCCATCACTTCCGTGGTGATGCGTGAGGCATCGTTGCCCTCCAACGTGGCATTGCCGATGATGGTGCTTTGGTAAACCGTCCCTTTGGGAAGTATCACCTTGGCGGTTCCTGTCAGCTTCTTATAGGTTTCCACGATCTCTATCTCCTGTACCTCGGTCAGTACAACCGGGTCCTGAATCGCCATCGGGTTAGCCGGGTCCGCATCCCCGATGGTTATTTTACAGCATAGTACGTCCAGTGTATTTACAGCCATTGTTTGGTAAGTGTTAAGAGTGAGGAAGGATCTACGACTTTGGTTCCGAACTGAACCAGTTTAATCCACTTGTTGGTATGCTTGATGGCAGTGTCCACCTTTTCTTCTGATGCCAGTTTCAGTTCCACCGCTTCGGAAGGCTCCACCGCCACGCAGGAAAGCGTATAAGGCTGGATATTGCGGCAGTCGCTTGCCGGGAAGGAGTAATTGAGCACAATCAGCTTTTCGATTCTGAACTGGCGCAGGACGGTATTGTCGCACTCGATCACACCCTTATACTGCATCAGTTTCAGGAACTTGCTGACTTCGGCTTCCGGGTACACGTCGGGGTATTTGCTTGTAATCTTGCCGCTGATATTTATTTCCAGGTCACCTCCGGAAATAAATTCCTTCCGGGTATAATCCCGTCCCTGTACGGTAGTCAGGACGATGTTATTCTTGCTGCTGACCTGCACCTGCGGCTGTAGGTCGGCAAACGTGACCAGCCCGTATTTGGAGTTGGTTTCGATTTTATTTGTCCCGGCATCAAAATACATCCCCTCGGCACTGACGGAAAGCTCCAGATAGTCCGGAACGATGTTGCCGGCAACTGTATCCGAATAGTTCTTCTTTTTGGCGACCGCCTGCTGCTCGCTGATAAGCTGGTAGTATTGCCCCGTCTTGTTGGCGATGCTGCTCTGCGACATGGTTTGCAGGTACTTGTCCCTCTCTTTCTGCTCCCAGTATTTCAGGTACCTGGGATAAGAGCGCAGCATCCCGTAGGCAAGCTGCGAAGTGGTCTGGACCAGCGCCCGTTTAAGTATCTGCCTGTCTTTGCTGAAGTATTGCACCTGCCCGTCGGCAAACTGCGACAAGCCCATACCCAGAGTACGGCGGGCGGCGTCACTGACATAGTTCTCCGCGCTGCCGCTGCCGATGATGCCGCCGCTTAGCAGGGTGCTTACACCGATATTGATGAGTCTGCTCATTATTAGTTAGTTTTTTTGATTTATGAATAATTATGCATTCCACGACGCGTCGAAGTCATGCACCACGTCGATCAGTGCTTGCGCCAGTTGTTCTTTCAGGTCTTTTATCTCCCCCTGCTGTCCTTCAGGGGACTTCATCAGGTCGATGGTTCCCACGCTCAAGAGATTGGTTATTTGCACGATGACCTGTTTGGGTGCGGCAGATGAGAGCTTGCCTGTCCCACTGTAATTTCCTCCGGCCATCCCATCATCCGCCCCGTCGGTAGTTACCCGCAGGGTATCCAGGGGATTGTCATTATACCCCGGTTCATTGGAATAGAGCGACGTGTCGAACCCTGCTTTCCGGATGATGTTCTCCGCTATCTGCTCGTTACCGCCGTATTTCTTCCGGAGTGTCTTCATCATTTCGATAAGCCTGCCCCGTACACGCCCCTTGGCGGCTAACAGGTCGCTGACCTCTTCCTCTGTCGCGTCTTTTCCGGCTTCTTTCTGTTGCCATTTCCCGTCCTTCATATAGAACCCTTCCTTGCCGAGCTCGGTAAAGCTGAACCCGCTCTCCCGCAGTCTGCGCATGGCACCCGGTTGTGACCGGAGGGCATCCAGGTAACTTTCCGCACCGACACGGATGGAACGCACGACCTCGGTGTTCTGGTAGCCCGCAAAATGCGGGGTCTGCGCGGCCTGGCGGGCGGTAATCTTGTCCATGCCGGGATTGTAAACCACCTGCCCGTTTCTTACCGTGTACAGGCTTTTGTCCAACAGTTTGGTGTTATACCTGTAATTGTGGTCGATGTTCTTTATAAATGCGCTTACTTCCGGAGCGCTGGAGAGCTTGCCCAACTCCGCGTAAGCGGAAATGATCTGCTGCTGCCCGCTCTTGCGGGCAATGATGTGGATAGCGTCCTTCGCGTTCTTCTGGTAGGCGTCGTCATACGTATAATCGGGCGCCGAGTGTGTCTGGGCGGCTGCCATGCCGGAGAGCAGCGCCCTCCACCATTCACCGGTGAACGCACCGATCTTCTGCCCGGATTCCTCTTCCAGCGTCTTGCCTTCCGTCACGTTCGCCACCGCCTCCTTGGTCTTCAATGCCTGGAGATAAGTATCCCGGAGTGACTTGTGCAGGGCATCTATGGAAGGATAGCGGTATTTCTCATTGGAATTGACTTCTTCCAGTACGGCATCCTTGGCTTTCTTCACCTGCCATGTTTTATACGCCACCCATCCCAACGCGCCGACCAGTGCGGCAATGCCCGCGGTAGCGGCCACCGCACCTGCGCCCATGGCGGACAACGAGGCGGCGGCTCCCGTGATGCCTGTTCCGGTAACTACCTGGTTGGCGAAAAGGGAGGTAAAGGCGCTGCGTGCGGTCAGTCTGCCCATCCCTGCCATGCCGGTAGAGGCAAGTGCCTGCATCATGGCCCCTTTACCTGTGATTCCCGCCCCGCGCAGGGCGGTGACAATGCTGCGCTTGCCGGCAAAGGACAAGGCCTTGACACCACCACCGCCACCTGTCAGGGAAGCGATAAGCTGGAGCGTGGAAGACATGACGGACTGTTTGCCGATACAGCCGATTGCCACACCCAGGTTCGTTACCGCACCCGCCAGTTTGAATATCTTCGTAGCGACAAAACCGGTGAACAATAGCGGTTCTATCCAGTGGAAGTTGCGGGCCATCCATGTACCCAGGTTAGCCAGCACGGAACAGACATCCAACAGTGCCCGCCCGATAGAGGCGATGCCCCGTGCAAACTCCGGAGCCTTGAACTTACTCAGGAAGTCCTTCAAGATGCTTTTGATGACGGGTTCTACGACTTCATACGCCTGCATGAAGCTTTCCGTCAGGGTGGATGTCACCTGTGCCCATAGCCCCTTGGTCGTATTCTGCTTGACAAGCGCCAGCTCGTCGGATATGCCGTGTGAAGCACGGTTCTGAGTGGTGAGCACCCGGAGCTTGTCGTAGTTCACCACGAATTGCATCGCCGCGTTGCCGCCGATTTTACTGAAAATGGAAATCATATCTTCCAGACTCGCCCCGGCATCGTGAAGGTCCTTGAAAATCTCCGCCAGCGGACGGAGCTTCTCCACTTTCTTGCCCGCTATCTCCGTGAACCGGGTAAACTTGACACCGAGCCTGTCCAGCGTGGCTTCCGCCTGTTTGGTAGGCTTGGCGAAGCGGGTGGACATCGCACGCAGGGCGGTTCCCGCCATCGTGCCTTTCATGCCCGCATTGCCTAAGATACCGATAGCCGCCGACGCTTCGGAAAAGTCCACGCCGGAGAGCTTCAGGTATCCGGCAGCCATCTTGAAGCTTTCCGCGATCTCGACCACGTTCACGTTCGCACGGGAGATGGTGGAGGTGATAATATCCGCCACGGTGCCCATGCTGCCGCTATGGATATTATAGCCGGACATGATGTTCGTTGTCAAGTCGGCGATTAGCCCCACATCGTTGTCACCTATGAGCGCCAGGTTGCTGATGGGCCGCATGGAGGCGTTGATGGTGGCGATGTTCATTCCCGCCATGGCGAGGAATTTGGCTGCCGAAGCGATCTCCACGGCGGTGAACTTGGTATCCACGCCGATTTTCCGCACGTTATAAGACATTTGCTGGAAGCGTGTCTCGAACGTGGAGAGGTCGCTGTCCGCTACTTTGAGGATACTGCGGGCGGACTCCATGATATTGCTGTAATCCACGGCGGAGGAAAGTTCGGACTTGATGAACCCGTATGCCATGTAGGCATTGAACATGTTCACCAGTGGCAGGCTGCGGATGGACGGACGGCGGGAGTACTGGAGGCGGTTGATGGCCGCACGCCGTTTGCCACCATAGGCGCTTTCACCTGCGGCGGCCTGCCTCTGCATATTCCGTACGGAAGCGGCGGCATTTCGTTTCTGCTCGCGCTCCTGTTCCCGTTGCAGGCGGGCGGCCCCGGCAGCCTCCTGCTTTTGCCGGCGTTCCTCTTCCCGTTCCTGCCGCAGGATACGTTCCACCTTCGCTCGTTCGTAGTATTCTTGAATTTTTGCCCTGCGTTCCAGCCACTCGTTTGTACGCCTGAAAGCATCCTTCTTCTTCTGTATGTTCTGTCGGTATTCCGCCTCCTGCCGGGCTTCTATCTCCCGCCTCGTGCGGGCCTCACTGGCTTTGGCAACCTGTTTCTGCTGCCGCTGCCATACCTTGTCCGTCAGGATGGAGCCGGTCTGGAATGCGCTGGCGGGTATAGTGGAGGGAGATGTTCCTTTGCCGCTACCCATCTGGAAGGGCATATTGATATTGGATGCCGTCTTAATCTGCCTGAGAAGGCCGAGTATTTCCGTCAGACGGTTTTTGGCCGCATCGGTCCTGATATTGATTTCACGTCCGGCTTCCAGGCTGGTAAGGGCGGAGTTGATCTTGCCGATCACACCGGTAACCTCCCGCTGTTTCTCATTGACCGTCTTCAGGGACTGGGAGGCGGTCTTGCGGATGCTTCTCTTCTGCGCTTCCAGTTCTTTCTTGCCCACCAGTGCCTTTGCCTGTGAGCGGATGGTGTTGGTGTCGAGCTTCTGCCCGGCGTTGATGACCACGTTGATACCGGTTGTGAGCTCCTTGATATCCGTCAGTAACGCCTTGATGCTTCCCAGCTTCTTCTCGCTCTTACTGGTGTCGATGTCGAACTTATAGGTATATTCCCGCTTCCTGCCCTTGGGGCGGAACACTTTGTCGATGTGCTGCATCATGTCATTGACGCTATTGACAGCCGGCATGAAATTGCTGCGGGCGTCACTGAGCTGTTTCATCGCCTTGGCGAATTTCTCGACTTCCTGCACGCCTTCGGTAGCGGTGACGTTAATGCTGTAATTTACCTGGTAATCTTTGATTTGGGTCATAATACGGATGCAAGGTTAGGTTCGGGTAAGAATAGGTGAAAAGGATAGCGTATGATTAAAAAAGAAAAACCCTGCCGCTTGTGTGACGGCAGGGAAAAACAAAGGAAATGAAAGAATGAAAAGTCAGTAAAGAATGAAAAGTCGGTTAAACGGATAGTGCGGCATTGGCGGCTTTGGTTATCATCATCTGGTTATGAAGCCAGAGGGCTTCTTCCGAGAGCATGGCAAATTCTTCGTCATCAATGGCTTCCAGGTTCACGCCGGGAAAGTAGTGACGTACATAAATCAGCCGTTGCCGGATACGGTGGTCGTCACGTACTTCCCAGCGGGTTATAAATTTACCAGCGTGCTCTGGCGGGTGGAGATGATTTCCGTGAGCTGCCCCATCAGGCCGAACAGGAACAGGCTTTCATTGTCTACCAGTTCCTTGTCGCCATCGACGAAACAGTCCTTGGCAAGCGTTTTCATCGCCATTACCTCGTCCTTGCGGGAGGCGACCATAAACTTGGAGAATTGGGGAAAGGTGGGTTCCGACATATAGGCCACGTATACCTCTTTTTCCCCGCAGGCGGTATCACCGAACACGACCAGCGGGTAGATTTTTCTCAGTTTCTTTTCCGCTTTGAGCTTGCCGGCTGTTTCCTTGATCTGCGCTTCCAGTTCGAGCGTGAGTGATTTGTCTTCCATAATAAAAGTTGGTTGTAAATTGGTTAATGTTCTTTTCCAAGTATAGGGGAATAGGTTTGAATTCGGGTGAATTGACTTGCGGATGTACCGGCTCCACCTCCATACTGCAACTCCCAAGAACTTCCGCGTCTTTTCGGTTAAAGACAATCAGGCAAAGGATAGGTTTGATAAGCTGATTACAAGAATCCTTTGAATACTACAACACAATGAAGAATGATAGTATTTTCGACTGGGCAAAATATGGGAGCGGCAAATTTTCGATGAAAGAAAAAATGCAGATAGATGTTTTATCGGTTGGACATGGATAGAAAAAATATCCCAATATTCTGATTCGTTTCCAAAATGCATCATATTTGCTGCACAATAGTAATAAAAAGATGATTTTGGGGAATTCAAGGAACAACTATTTGATTTGACACGCTTCAATATCTATCAGATATATGCATGGCAATCCGATTTTGACCGGAATAACCTTACCCACTGGACAAAGAAAGGATATCTCATCCAGTTACGACAAGGCTTATGTAGCCTTCTTATTGTCAGAAAGGAGGAAACTATGAGAATAGGTGGATAATGAGAGTTACTCTCCCATTTTCGTGATAAAAAGATTTTGTATCGTCCTACTATTTAACTATTTGAGATCTGCTATTATATATAATAACAGTATAGACATTTTTATCATAGAATTTGCTGTTAACAGCCAATTATTTCCTATTTTTGCAAAAAACATTTTTGTAAAATATGGAGCTGAATTTCTACCCTATTAATATTGATTTTGAAGAATTTCAAATATCAAGAACAAAATACTCTGATGAAACTCTTAAAGAGTTAAGACATAAATATAACAAATCACATTCCTTCTTTAGGGACGGTGATTATATATACATATCAAATAATTCTGATGCGAATATAGAATTGGGAGAAACCGTTACATTAAAGATTAATTCTTCAGAGAGAGTGACAAGTAGCCTTATTAAGCATATATTTTTCAGGGTGTTTAAAGATAGATTTCCAGATATAAAACCAACAAGTTTCTATCCATTCAATTTTTTCTCACGGGTAAATTCTGATGATTTAGTATATCCATATTTACCAGATGCAATGCAAAATATTCTGTCATATAGGAAGCAGATAAGTATTCAGCTACGGATGTTTGATATAAATCAACAGCAACAATATGGTTTTATAATAAATACGTCTTATCATTGGGGATTATCAAAAAAATGTGCTGATTTACATAAGGAAGGGCTTGAGTTGCTTGGGCTTGAAGTGTTAAAAATAGAAGAAATGCCCGAATCAAAAGATGTTTTGGCCGCAAATGAAGAATTTATTGGTGAAATAAAAGAACTGCAAAATGATAACGCCATTGTTTCAACCAATGAGGGAGATATTTTAGTTCCTTTGAATGAATTGACTTTAAGAAAAACGAACTATAACATCAAAAGTTATCTTACACATTTATTGGGTGAATCTCAAAGTGAAACTATAATCAATAAGGTAAAATTTAATGAACAGAGTAGACTTAATAATAGGACTGAAAGAATAGAGATTAATAGAATAGCGCAACTGATTTCTTCGTATAATGATAAAGATAAAACTACGGTAACTTATAAAAATTCAGACGGGTTTTATTACACTGTAGAATCAACTCCATTTAATTCCGAAAGTAGTTTTACATTAAAGAACCCACCTTTCATATTCGACCATGCAGCCACAAAAGTAGAAAATAGAAATGCAGATGTAGGACTAAATAATTTTGGGCCTTGGGATGCAATCACATTTGACTGTAAAAGTCCTCATATTGTTGGTATATGTGCAAAAAGAAACAGAGGAAGTTTTACCGAATTTTTGGCAAAACTAATAAATGGAGATCCCAATTCCCAATGGTTTAAAAAAGGGATACAGAAAAAATATGATTTAAATAATGTAACCTATGAGGTATTTGATATTTTAAATTGCGATTTTACTGGTTATAATAATATTATTTCTCAATTGAATACAAAACCGGATTTGGTAATTATGGAAATCCCCGAATCATTCAAAAAAATGAAAATTGAGGAGAATCCATATTATAGGCTCAAAGCTAAATTACTTACACTTGAGATACCTTTCCAGTTTATCGTAGAAAGTAAAGTGCGTTATTCAAACGATGCTTTATTAAATACAATAGGATTACAAATATATGCTAAACTTGGTGGCACACCTTGGGTTTTACCTTCTACTCGTTCCATTGATAGAGAATTAATTATCGGAATCGGAAACAGTATTATTCGAAATAACAGCTTCAAAGGGTCTGAAAAAAACAGGGTTGTTGGAATAACAACATTCTTTTCAAGCGATGGGCAATATTTGTTATCTAATAAAGCTAAAGATGTTCCATATTCTGAATATTTTAATGAGTTGTTGAAAACTTTAAAAGACGCATTTACGCATCTCCAAGAATTGCAGGGATGGAAGAATAATGATACTATAAGGCTAATATTTCATATTTTCAAGCCAATAAAAAATATAGAATTTGAAGTGATATGTAAGCTCATGGACTCTTTTCCTGAATTTAAAATTCAATTTGCTTTTGTTACCATAAGCAAGAAGCATCCATATAAATTATATGAAGCCTCTCAATCTGGAGTTATAAAAGGAAATAAAAAGATAGGCGAATTCACTCCATTAAGAGGTGCGAATATTATTCTCGATTCAACTTCTTGTTTGGTGCAAATGTTAGGTGCAAATGAGATAAAAACAGACCGACATGGGGCAAGCAGTCCTATATTAATCAAAATAAGAACACCGCAGGGGAATTTCGACAAATCAGCACTAAATGATATGCTTTTTACTGACATTCAGTATATCTCTCAACAAATATTTTCATTTACATATTTGTCTTGGAGAAGTTTTCTTCCTAAAGAGCTTCCAGCGACAATGTTATATTCTGATTTAATTGCCAATTTGCTTGGACGATTACGCAAAGTTAACGGTTGGCAGCCTGATATTCTAAACTTCAAACTAAAACAAAAGAAATGGTTTCTGTAGAAAACAGGGTTTCATATCTGAATAAGATACAGCAGATTCCGAAAATAAGATTGTTTTTCGATTTGCTTAATGGCAAGCATTGCGTTGATAATATAGTAGGCGTAGATGCTACCTACATTGGTTTGATCAATTCTCTTTCAAATAATAATGAGCAGAACTTTAAAGAACTCTACAATGATTTTTCGAGGAAAAAACCATCGAGTGAAAGTTTATGGATAAACGATGACTTTTTGATATTCATACTAACTTTAGGCATCGTCCGTTACAAAATAGATAGAACCTGGATAAAAGAAGCAATAGGCGCGAGAACTACAAAAAAAGCAGAACATCTAAGTATTAATAAAACATTTTCCAATATCTTAGATGATAATTTCCAAAGTAACGACAATCTGTATGAGATCGTAATAGTGTTTCAAGATTTCTTAAATTTCGCTATTTCTGTAGAACATTTTGATGACCTATATAGTAGAATCTCAAATAATATAAATTTATTTTCTTCTCGGAATGATTTTTTGGTTTGTCTATCAATGAAGGCAATGGATATTATTATCATATCCAAAGGTCTTCCGGATAATAAAGAAATTGCCAACATGAGAGATTTTATCACATTGTTTCAAAAGAGAGTAAAAGCAATAAGTAAGGTCATTTACATTCTAATTCTTTCTGTGATTATCATACTTATGTTTTTCTTCTGGGAAAAATATGCAGAATTTCTCAATGCCATGTCCTTAATCTTCGGATTATTGGGAGTAGGTCTTTTATCATTTATCAAATGGGTCCAAGATAAAATAAATAAATTTCTTTTATCCGTTTTAGGGTATACTAAGATATTTCTTAAGACTTAATTTATTGAAGGGGATTACATATAAAGTATAAATGCATAAGGTAAGCCCTATGAAAAAATAAAACCGCACCTGAATGATGCGGTTAATTATACTGTTAGAGTACACTTCACGAACCGATAACGATATCGAAAGGGTTCAGGTCATATTCGTGTGTGATGTTGGTATCGTCCTGCTGGCTCTCCATCGCATCCTCGGAAAAGATACAGCCTTTCAGTGTTACGGTGGTTGTCGTCCAGTCATCCGATGCCATCGGGTTGGCAAAGGAAATGATAAGGTCGAATTCCCCGATGTCCATCAAGCTGCCGTAAGTCGAGCGCAGCATCTGCTGGGTGGCATAGTCCATCGTTATGGATGCCGTATAGGTAAGGTTCCCGAAACCACGGGACACGGGCCGCCCGCCCATGCCGTAGTTTGATTCGATTTTCCTCTTTTTATTCCACTTGATACCGGAAACACCTTCGAGTGTCGTGCTTCCCTCGTCAATTCCAAGGGCGGTGGAAGCGAGCGTAATCATGCTCCAGGAATAGGCTACGTTATTGATTATTGCCATAGTATTTTGTTTTTCAGGTTAGGTTATTTCGTTGTCAGGGACAAGCCTTCTTCCACATAGATTTTAGTAGCCACGCCCACAGGAACCAGCACATAGCCGATACGCAGCGTGTCATTGAGAAGCACGTTCTGGTTGGCGTCAATCGTCACCGCATAACCGGAAATCTCCTGTGCCGTCTGCATCTTGGCAAGCACGTCGGAAATCAATGTCCTGAAGGCGGTAATCTTGGAAGGTGCAAGCAGTCCGGTTGCCGGATTCACCATCAAGGGAGCGTTCACATAAGGCAGCAAGGCGGCGCGTACGGAACGGCGGGACTTGTTGATGGTACGGTTCCGGGCAATCGTCCGGTAATCACCCGTGGAGCAGGTCTGGTCTTTGGAGAGGTAAATCCCGTTCTCCAGCCCGGCATACTTGATCGGGAAGATGTATCCTTTCTCGTCCAGGTCATCCAGCAGTGTGGGGGATAGTGATTCATACAGGTTCGTACTGATGAACTCTTCCTGCGCCGTCTGGTTGATGTCACCGAAGCCCAGCTCAATGGCCTGGAAGTCGTCACTGAACAGGTTGAACTGCTTCACCCAGGCAATTGACTCATGTACGTTGGCGCGTGCCAAACAGCCGAGTGCCGCACCGAGAACTCCTACGGGCGTATGGTTCTTATTGCATTTCTGCATGGTGGACACTGGTTCTGAATGTGCCTGCCCGAATACGACCGATGTACGGCTGGATTCACAGATAGCGGTCGGGATTTTATTCAGGTCCACTTTCAGACCTTCCGCCGTATCGGCACCCGTGTTGGAACAGTTGGCTGCCAGGATGACGGAAAGCGGCTGGTTCTGTTCTGCCAAAGCCACCGCCTTGTCATTGATACCTTTGACGAGGTTCAGGTTATACTTTTCCTCGGCGCCGTTAAGCTTCCATTGCGGCTGTTCCGTCCAGATGCCGAGCTGGTTGATAGTACCGCCTGCCGCACGCTGCATGATATCCACCGCGTCCCAGCCGGCGGAACAGTCGGCGAACATCACATACAGCCTGCCGTTGCCGTCGATGTTGCCCGACAAACGGAAGAACTCGGAGATATGGTAGTACGGGATGCCGTGGAAGAAGTTCACGTTGTTCTCTTCGTCTTCGGTAGCCTTCACCCGCTGGATGATACCGAAATCTTTAATGGCCGATTTACGGCTAGTGACATAAAGCACGTCGTTGAGTTTGACGTTGTTCTCGTTATTCTTCCCGTAGCCGGCAGTAAAGAGTTCCGGTTGCAGGGACACGTCAAACAGCAACCCCGTAACTTTCTCGTTGCCGGTTGCCCCCGTGTAAGGGATATTGCCGTCCGTGTCCTTGATATATACGTTTCCTAACATGGATGTTCAGATTTAAGGGTTAAGGTTGGATGAAATAAGGATTCTTGTAGAGGGTGGCCATTTCACGCAGGTGCTCCGGTGTGTCCGGGGCATAGACGCCGCCCTGTTTGTCTACATACAGTTGCTCATAATTCGGAAACGCCTGCAATACGGAAAGTACGTATGCCTCCGGTTTGGGTTCGGTTTTGGGTTCGTTTTTGGTTACGGTTTCCGGCTTGGTTACTTCCGGTTCCTGTACGGTGGTAAGTTCTCCTTCCGGTTTGATTTGTTTTGCCATAGTCAAGGGTAAGGTTTAAGGTTTTAAAAAAGGGGAACAGGTCATTCCTATTCCCCTGCCATAGAGTTAAGAGTAAGGTTGTCAGGCTGTAGGCGTCTTCTTGTAAGCGGTGTGTACTACAATCTCTGCGGGACGTACGATGTTCACGTCCATTTTCATACGCATCTGGAAGAAGAACAGCTCCGAGTTGCTTTGCAGGCGGTCCACTTTCAACACTTCCGTGTCGTTCGCGTAATCCACACCCATCCACAAGTTCGAGTCCATGCCGGTAGTGAACTCTCCCAGGACAATTGTATGCTCGGGGATGCCTACCAGCGGAAGGATGCGTTTTCCCTTGAAGCGGTAACGGTTGATTTCCGTATTTTCGGAGTACTTCACCATCTTGTCACTGACATACTGGTCGTATGCATCCCACTGTTCGAAATTCATTACAAATGTAAGTCCGGCCTTCTTGCGGATCTGCTTGGGACATTTCTTCCACATACCGTAGAGCGCTTTTTCCACGGCTGCCCCGTCCGGAAGTTCGGTATTGCCCGCAAGCACACACTGACCGCCCGCGATGGTTTCCTTGTCGGTGGCGTTGATGTTGTCGATGATGCGCTTGACCACTCCGTCAAAGTACTTCTCCTTGTTCCTGCCGATGATGATGGAATCTGCCGGACAGGTAATCCCCGCTGCCGCTGAACCGCCTTTGGCACTTGTCCAGATAGCGTTACCGATGTACTCATTCTTTTTGTCAATCAGTAGGCGCAGCATCGTGGCCTGAATCTTCGGGTCGAGCTCACGGAAGACGAGGTTACCTTCGGGTTGTGCGAATTTCCAATACTTCTCGTAGTCGCGAGGGTTAAATTCGAGATACACCATGAAATCCTGCGGAATCAGGTAGCGCTCTGTAAATTCGTACTCATTCTCCCCGTTTTCGCCCTTGGCACCGTGACTGCTGGTGGGGGTGGGAACATTGTCCTGGATGATATCGCCCAGACGGATGCTGGGCAAGGTGTATTTGTGCTGGATACCGCTCTTGATGTGTATCAGCCCCTCTTTAAAGGTATCGTTTCCCTGCGCGGTATAGGTGAGCAAGTCTTCGAGTACTTCACCGTTGTAGCCGTTCTGGAGAAAGGAAACCGTATTAGCTGCTTCTGCCATGTTTTATAGTTTTAAGGTTTAGGTTAATGGGATAATGGGTTGTCAGGACATCTTCTTGAACTCGAAGCTCTCACCGACAACGGCGTTCACTTTTTCCGCCATCTTCTCTTCCGCTGTCTTGGCTGCCGTCTTAGCCGCCTGCACATTGTCCGGATCGGTGGCAATCTCATGGGTGATCTTCTCACGGGCGGGGATGGATGCCAGTGTCTTTTCGGCCAGTTCGTAATTGGAGCCCGCCATTTCCACCCATTGCTCCTTGTTCTCTTTTTCAATCTTGCCCGCTGTGACGGCATCTTCGACAAGCTTGTCGATACGCGCTTTCTTTTCATCGGCTTCTTTCTTTTCAAATACGCTCAGTTTGGCTACCGTCTCGGCCAGGTCCTTTTGCAGGTTGCCGATGCTGGCGTCCTTGCCGGCAATCACTGTCTGCGCGTCCGTCAGTTTACGGTTGGCCTCGGTAAGGGACGCTTCCACGTTCATCAGCGCGGAGATACGCGACATGACATCCGTTACCTCGAATTTGTCCTTGATGCCCAGGCTTGCCGCCACCGCACCCAGTTCAAAAGGAATGGTTCTTTCTTCGTTCATAGTATTCAGGTTAATGTTCTGTTGTGCAGGAGTAGGATGGTTACCGGCTTCTGCGGTTATTTTGCTCATTACGTTCTGGATATCCCCTGCGTCTTCCAGCCCCGAAATGCTGTTCTTTACTTTCTCACAGAGCTGGGGGCTGGTGTGCAGGATATTCTTTTCCGGTATGATACCGGCACTGACTGCCAGTGATGCATCAAAGTAGGTACCGTCCTTCCCGGTTTCCCCCGCCATGATACTTTGCACTTGTTCGGCAGTAAGGGAAAAACGTTTGCGGTAAATCGTTTCAATCTGCCGGGTGAACGCCTTGACAAGCTCCGAGGCTTCTCCTTCTTCCGCTGACGGCAAGAACGGATTGTGAATCATAAGAATAGAATAGTCACGCATCAGGGAGCGTTTTCCGGCTGCCCAGAGTACCGAGCCCATGCTCGCCGCCATGCCCTCGATGACACACTCGGTGTCTATGGTGGAGTTCTGAATGGTGGCATAAGTTGTCATACCGTGCAAAACGGAGCCGCCCTCGCTGTTAATCAGCACTCTGATAAGCGACGGGCGGATGACCGTTTCGAGGTACTCGAACTCTTCATTGAACCGCGCCGTGGACTGGGCGGTCACCTTGCCGAAGAACCGGATGGATGCCGCCTCGCCGGGCCTGGCTTCTCCGGTAACAAGTTGAAGGTCGTTGATATTCATAGTTCAGGTTAAGGTCGGTTTAGTTTAGGCTTTTTCCAAGTATAGGAGTATTAGGCACAAAGAGTTTATTATCTGTTTTCCAACCTTTCACCGGCACCTGTAAAGCCGGAAACCTCGCCGTAGCCAGGTGTCTTGTGGTTACCGTGGTTCTCTTCATCGTGCTTCGGCGCGTCATCGTGGTTGGTGAATGGTGGCATGACCACGTACCTCTCCACCCATTTGCGGTATTTCCAGGCGGAAGACTCCCTGAACCATACCTCGTAATCCACCCAGTAAGCTTGCAGCATATTCGAGGTGGTCGGCATGTCGAAATATAGAAGGTTGCAGCGTTCGTTCAGGGCAGGCTCGTAACTTTTAGCGTCCTGAATAGCCACATTGATACGCTGGAAGATACGGAAAGGCTCGCACTCCATCCCGTCATCACTGTTGTTCAGATTGTTCAGGATGAACCTGATACGCATCGTCGCCCTGCCTTCCCCGAGCCGTTGCTGTTGCACCAGATAGCGGACGTTGGTAAAATGGATGAATACAGCCGGGAACGCCGTCTCGTATTCCATATTGTCGGAGCGGATAATCCGTTCAAACTGCCCGTTGTCCATCCGGATTGTTTTGAAGTAAGGGGGACTTACAGGGTTTTCCGGGTTCTCACGCAGGGTGAGCAAGGTCCGGCGTACCGCTTCGTACATATTCACAAAAGGGTTTTCCGATACCTCTTCCGGGATAACAACCTCTTTTCCGACGGGAATAACCTCTGTGGTGTCTTTCTTGGTTTCTTTGTCTTTTATCATGGGAATTTCTTGAAGATGATAGGTACGTAATGTTCATGGATATAGTCATCCAGCCTGTCGGAAAAACCGATGAACTGCCGTTGGACGGGCTTGCGGGTGGAGTATTGGTTCACGGTATAAGGGGTGAGCTTCTCATCGGTGTTGTGAATGGCCGCATACCCTTTGCCTTTCCTGTTGCGCCCTCTCTTTCCTTTCTCCACGAAGCTTTCTTCATTGGTTTCTATCTCATAAACATACTGCCTTTTGAAGCCGAACTCATGCATCTTCATCAGGGAGCCGTGGTCTTTGTCTTTCAAAACGCCCTCGATGCTCTCTTTCAGCTTGCCCGTGTCAATCATAACGGGGTGGGTAAACTTCTTGCCCCATTTGGAGGTACGTGTCTGCCAACGGTTGCCACTGGCATAGAACCCACCCTGTGCGAAGGACATCCGGAAGAAACGCCGGGAGAAGGCACCGGCTGTGGTGGCGAACTCCGAGGCGTTGTAAGCCAGCCGGCTCGTCAGGGATTGTCTGCCGGGCGCCGGGACCCACTGCGCACAAAATTCTGCAAGGCTTATTTCCGACATAGGAGTTTGTTTTTTAGTTTTCGTATGATTGTCTGTACCTTCCGGTTCTTTCTGAAGGCGGAAGTAAAATAAGGGTGAGATTCCGAGAAGATTCTGCCTTTCATTGCCAGGCTTTCCGCAAAGACCGGATTAACCTTCTTCCGGTAATCAGCGTCAGTCTTCAGGGAAGCGGAAACAAAAACTTCATTGCCGTCTGAAAGCAGGTAGCACCGGCATCTCCAGTCAATAGGCGGGATAAGGTCTGAGGGGAAATTGCTCTTAGTGAAAGTAAGCCCTTCGAGGACCTGATGGCTCTCCCGCACCCGTTCGTCACCCTGTGTCATATAGGTAATCAATGCATCGGAAGACTGGTCTATCCACCATCCGGCTATTCCGGCAGCAAACAGTACCTGTTCGTTTTCTGTTTCCGCATACGTCAGGTTATACTTTTCACAGATGCCTTCGTAATCCTCAAAGCCTTCATCTTCTGAATATTTGAGAATATCATCCATCATGGCATATTCTTCTGCCGCTGCAAACTCCACAAGGTTGTCGATGGCGGCTACCAATATGTCCCGCTTCTCCTTGCCCTGTAAAGTGGTGAAGTCGTTATGGTTCCTCAATAGTTCCAGCGCCCTGTCAAAGTCCATTTTCAGACCTTCCAGTACGCGGGAGTAAAGGGAAGCGGTACGCAGCATGATGATCTCTTCCATGATATGCCATGATTCGGCGCTGTCTTCCAGTGAATCCATCAGGCGACGGAAGACGGCAAGGATAAGCGGGTATTCCTCCTTCGCCCCGTCTTCTTTCAACTCGATTCGGGCGGCGGATACGTTCTCCATGTCGGGGAGCGGGTTCCCGCTTAGTCGCTCCCCATCAGAAAAGACGCCACGTCGCTGCTTCGTCCGTGACCGTACCTGCGATAATACTCTTCCTCGGACATGATGTGCCTGTCGTGGGTATTGCCTTTCTTCTCCTTGTCCATTCCCATATCCATTTCCAGTAGGTTCAGTTGCTTTCCCACAATGATACCGAACTCTTTCTCGATTTCGTCCGGAGCCACTTCATACTTGTCGGTAATCAGCCCGTAGAGCTTGATGCGGTCCTCGTTATTCATCTCGATGCGGTTGGAGTACTTGAACTCCAGACCGTCCCTGATATAGCCCATTGCCACCAGGCGCGGCAAGACCTCTTCGTTAAATATGTTTTCGATGTAGCGGCGATATACTTCAATACGCTCCCGGAAAATATCCTGATGCGCCTTGGTGGAACCGACATAGCTCTGCATCCCGCCCGCCATGGATTCGGAACCCAGAATCAGATTGGCTACCTCTTTATTGACGAACTCGATCAGGCTGGTGTAGATTTTCTCCGAGTTGGACATGGTGAAAGCCTTGATTTCGATTTCGTCTTCCAACCCTGTAACGACGACCTTGTTCTGGGCGGCGTTGGCAATCTCATTCGCCAGCCTTTTGCGGTCGGTGTTGCTTTCCGACACACTCTTTCCCACAATGATGGGCTGCCCGTAGGTATGGCTGAAATTCACGTAGTTCGCCACGGTGAACTTCTTGGCAAGAATCAGGGGCGTAGTTGCCGAGAAAAGCCCTAAGTCACCGGAATTGATAAGGATATAATTCCGGCGGTAAGTTCGGGAGTCCAGGTTCCAGTTCGGGAGCCAGATACCCTGGCGCTTGACGACCGTACGTTGCTCCGGAAGCACGTTACGCCTCTCGACGATGTTCACCTCCGCCAGCTTTCCCGTGCGGGAATCAACCTCCGGCATGATTTCAAGCAAGGTGTAGCCGTAGAGTTTGGCTTCCACGATGCCCCGGATGATCTTGTCAAACTGGGTGCCCTGGATTTTACGCGTCTCTTCCACGTCCTTGACATACTTTCCTTTCTCGTTCATGCGGGCCAGCATATAGCGGTCGCCGAGGATTTGTGATTCCAGTGTCTCAAGCACCGAGCGGATATGGGCGTCCTGTTGCAGGCAGGCGTCGTAAAGGTCAATCAAACGGCTGCGGTCATCCAGCACCGTGCCCTGTACCACGTTTCCCCGGACGGATTTGTATCGGTTGTTGCGTTCGATCTCACGCACATATTCCTGTATGGTTTTCTTCGAGGTGCGGAAGATGCTTTCCAATAACTCGCGGTTAAACGAGCCTTCTGTGTTTACATGCATAGATTTAGAATTATTTAACAAGGTATAGGGGAAGAATGGTTTTGAAAGTTTTCTTTACAAAATGAGTATTGATAGGTAGATTTTGTAAATACGACAGGTAAATCAATGTTTTAAGAGAAAATTTATATTTACAGTAAATTGATTGTAAAAACAACGTTTAAAAGTTCGGAAATATCGCTTTAAATACCTCTGTAATCAGAATCAGACAATTTATAAGATGATTTTTTTAGCAAGTAAAGAGATATATTTGTAGGATGTTATTTTTTAAATAATAATTTTTACAATTATGACTAACGTAAAATCAGACTTTTCCCGGTATGAAATTCGCTACCGGGAATTTCCCGAACTGTTGTTTACGGTGCGGGGAGACGGATGCGAGTATTTTGACGCGTTTCTTTACATCAAGAACAAAGGCGACCCCGGCGTACATTCCGTACAAGGTTTCAGGATGGCGTTCGCACATTGGATTGATGCCGTCCGTGACGCATATTCACTTTCCGATGAAGATATGTTCATCACCGCCCCGAACGGGCACCAATTAATTGATTATGCCTTAGCCCTGCTGTTCGTCGCTTACATCGACTCCGCCTTCGGGGTGTATATGATGGAGCGCATGTCAGACATGTTACTCAGGGGTATCGTCCTATCGGATACCTTCTTAATCCTGATGGCTAAGGACCGATTATCGAAGGAACAACTATAATTTAATAGATAAAGAAAATGGGTAATAACTCGTTTAAGTCGGCTCAAAGGGTGCTGATTTTCGACGGGACAGGGAGATTTATATCCAGAGTCGGCTCCATGCAGGGTGCGTCCAAATTGACGTATGTCAAACCACAGTCAGTCTCGTTCGCCTGTTCAGGCAAGTATATCTCCGCCGGAGGTTTTTATTACAGACGCGAAAACAATAACGTCAAGCTGGAGGAAGAAGACTGGGATAATCTCAGACTGGCCGAGTATGACAAGCTGTGCGGTGAGAAAAGGACTTACCACAGCCGTAAAGTGATGGCGAAAAAATATCAGGCCATCGCGGATAAACTAAATTCCCCCAAACCAAAAAAGAAAGGAAATAGGAAATGAATGACAAACAACTGAAATACGACGAGGTGGAGTTCAGAAACCGCCCCGTCAGAATAGCGAGAGAGGACGGGCGCGTATGGCTGTGCCTGTATGACCTGTGTAAGATTATCAAGCGCCCGGTGATGATGGAGACGAAGGAAGCGATGGACCTGTGCCCGTCCGCAACGAAGATTGTCTTCCTGACGGGTGTCAAGCCGCTATGGGCCATCGTCCCCCGTGACATACGCAAGCTCGTGCATCTGGTGAAGAAGGAAAACTCGCAGATGAGAAAGCTTTGTGGGGAGTTGGAGACATGGGCAGGCAGACTGAACAGTGATATCGAAGCTGTTCTGAAAGAGGCACCGGTGGTGTTCAACTACGGGGATCACCCGGTAACCTTCAAGACAGCGAACGGCAAGGCGATGATTAATGCCACCAACATGGCAAGATGCTTCGACGTACAGCCGGCGGAATGGTTGCATAAGGCTTCCACGAAACGCTTCCGCCTCTCACTCGTCAATGAAGGAAAGTCAGTCTCCCTGGATGAACAGGTGATTACCAACCGGGGAACAGCCGGCGGGACATGGATGCAGGAAGAGTTAGCCGTCGAATACGCCCGGGAGCTATCCCCGGAGTTTTCTATCTGGTGCAACGAGCGTATCGGAGAGTTGATGACACATGGCGCCGTTTCACTGCACGAAGCACCGTCCGCTCATCGTCCGCATGGTGAACAGACCGATGCGCCTGCGGAGAACTTCCCGGTTCCAAAGACCTTTGAGGAAGCCCTGTTGCTGGCTGCCAACCAACAGAAACAACTGGCGGAGAGCCGGCACAAGGTGGAGTTCTACAACCGTTTCATCGAAGACAGGGACTGGTTCAAGACAACCACCATTGCCGATGAGTTGCAGGTAACACCCAGTATGCTCAACCGGTTTCTTGAGGATGAGGGGATTATCCGCAAGGAGAAAGGACAATGGGTAGTACCGGGATTTCACTCCGCGCTTCAATGCGAGGTACCGTACTATTGGACGAATGCCAAGGGTAAGTCGTACAAGATGGGTGGTGCGCGCCGCTGGACACAGGACGGACGGGAGTTTATCATCGAGCTTTGGAACAGGAAACATCTTAAATAAATAGCTATGAATGATATATCGGAAACAACGACGGAGAAAATCATCAGGATAACCGGACGTGAACCCGTGTCTTGCCGCTGCGCTTCCTGCCGGAACCAATGCAAGCGTGCCCCGTGCCTGGGTACGCCGCAGGACATTTGTGCGCTGCTCGAAGCCGGATACAAGGACAAGTTGGTAGTGACCGCATGGTGCGTGGGAATGGCGGTGGGAAAGTTGCCGTTTCCCATTCCCATGGTGCAGGTGATGCAGACTCCCGACGGTTGCGTATTCTTTCAGGACGGGCTTTGCGGGTTACATGACCGGGGGCTCAAGCCGACGGAAGGGCGATTATCGCATCATACCCTGACGGAAGAGAGCTTCGACTTTTCAAAGTCGCTTGCCTGGAACGTTGCCCGTGAGTGGCTGAACGAGAAGAATGTGCCTTTGATTTTAAGGATATTCGATAAGTTCAGTATCATCGGGAAATAAACAAGGATGCCCCTGCGGTCTTTTAAGGGCTGCGGGGCATCCTATAATCAACACATTATGTATATAGGAATATGAAACTGAATTTGATAGAAGACAGCGGTGTTCGTTTTGAAATGGACATCGAAGATAACAAGCTGATGCTGGACGTGGCACAGGTGGCTGAATCATTAAGAAAGGATGTGCAGCCGAAAGTATGGATGAACAAGAGAAGCGTGAAGGAATTCCTTGATCTTACCTGCAAACAGATGGGATGCAGGCCGGACAAGCTCATTCATGAGGTGCGCAAGGTGGACGGCAGCATCGAACTATGGCTCGGATCCGTGTCCCA